AAGGCACTCAACCGAAACGGTATCCCATTACAGATTGTTAAGCGAAAACTCCCGGTGATCAACGTTGAGATTGCAAACATCCTTCAGGGGATAACTGGTTTCACCGTTGAGTTGACAGTAGACGAATCTGCCGGTATGGACATCATTCTAAATTACGGCGATTCCAAACGAGTAATTGAGTGTTGCAGTGGTATGGAAAAGATGATGTCTTCACTAGCAATTCGAACAGCGCTGGTCAGGGTTTCAAGTTTACCAAAAGCTGATGTCCTGATTATTGATGAAGGTTTCGGTGCACTTGACGCAACAAATGTAGAGGCATGTACAACGCTGCTCAGGAGTTTAACAAAGACATTCAGATTGATTTTAATAATATCACACGTCGACACAGTGAAAGACGTCGTTGACAACATCATTGAGATTTCAACAACCAAGGGCCATGATGCTCAGGTCAAATTTTTATAGGAAAAAATGCAGCAAAATCTAACAAACAAAAAAGAAGCAATTACCAGTATCCTTACAGCACCGCTCGAGTTTGATGAAGGGGTTGCATTCTACAACGCCGGTTTGATGAAGCACAGCGTCGCAAAACGACAAGCAGATCAGGAAGGAATCTATGACGGACTGTTTGGGGCATTCGAGCGTACCTGGGGAGCGCTACACAGTTTCAACGCTATGGAAGATCATAAGAACGACGTAATTCTTGAAATGGGTTGTGCAGAAATACCGATTTACAATGCATACAAAATGCAGCGAACATATCCAAACTACATCGGGGTTGATATCCGTCGCGACTATCTCATCTCATCGAAGTTCAAGAACAGAAAAAATGTGTTGGCATTATGCGCTGACATTACCAAGCCACTTCCAATTAAGCCCGGAACGATTTCTGCGGTTGTGCTAAGCGAGACAGTGGAGCATCTTTCATACGAACAAAACCTGTTGTTCTTCAAAGAGGCATTTCGTTTGTTGAAACCAGGCGGGAAGGTTCTGATCTCATCACCCATGAATACCGAAGATCGTGAATTCCACAACGTTGAGAAGGAAAAGAATCTCGGGCATGTTTTCTTCTGGGCAGCAGAAAAATTTGAAGAAGAGATGCTAAAAATCGGGTTCAATGACGTAGACAAACAATGGGGTTACTCGATTTCGACAAAAATAAGAGTGGCAGAAATTAAGAAAGCCCTTCCTCCTGCAGTCGGGAAGTTCATTGAGGATATTAGTAGGATGTACGGTTCTAGGGTTGCCAGAGCCGTGGCGTTGTCTGCTCCCGGTGTTACAAACGGTGGGTGTCGTTTTACACTTACAAAATGAAAAAGCAGGGTACGTTCAGTGGTAGTTATCGTTTAGTCCTACCAGACATCGTTAGAGTTTATGTTTGTCCCGTTTGTGAGCACCTACTCCGGGATGATAAAGATTTCGAATCATATCATGATAAAGACGCATGTACCAATTGCGTAGATACTTATTACTACATAAATGCTAAACGGTGGAAAACCGGATGGCGTCCATGCAGAAATGAGGTAAGAAAAAATGAACTTTGAAGAAGTGAATGCCCTTGGCAATCTGATTGATACGACGTTTGGGAAGTCATCTTCGCGAGATGGTTCGTATTCGATCAAGTGCAAGCTGGCCGGTGAGAGCCTAGTATTGAATTATACAATGATTGTGCACTTTGCAACCGAGCATGCTCTTCGTGAGCAGGTCATTCGGTGCACTGATGAGGCAACACAAAGGCTCACCGAGTACCTGAGCTTGCTAAAAAAAGATTTCAAAGCGGAAACCGGCAGTGTGCTGAACACGACGAAAGAATCGACAGCTGACAACGTTGAGCTAATTTCAGCGACATCAAATTCACCCAGAAAAATTGCGTATTACAGAATGAACTGGGTACTGAAGGTCACGTAGGTGGCCCGGGCGACAGCAACCCATGCGAAGGAGATTGTTCGGTGTGGGCAAGATCCTGTTCATTTCATAAACAAATATGCAATGATCCAGACGCCTATGAAAGGCACGATCAAGTTCGACACGTACGAATTCCAGGATGAATGTGTTCAATCATTTATTGAGCATCGTTTCAATATCATTGTCAAGGCTCGTCAGCTTGGCCTTTCAACTGTCACAGCGATCTACGCAGTATGGTTGGCTATCTTCTATCGTGACAAGAACATTCTTGTCATTGCTACGAAGCTGGCGACAGCCCAGAACTTTATCAAGAAGGTGAAGGTTGCATTGGCAGCTTTGCCGAAATGGTTGGTGCTGCCATCTATAACTGAAAAAACAAAACAGATGGTCGCGTTTAGCAACGGATCACAAATTAAGGCGATTCCAACGTCAGAAGATGCGGGCCGTTCTGAAGCTTTGTCGTTGCTAATCGTTGACGAAGCTGCGTTCATCCGCGATTTTGATACGCTGTGGACCGGCCTGTACTTTACGTTGGCGGAAGGTGGGCGTGCTATTATTATTAGCACTCCGAATGGTACGGGCGGAATGTATCATAAGCTCGTCGAAGATGCTGAAGCGGGTACAAGCGAATTCAACCTCACGAAGCTAATGTGGCACGCTCACCCGAAAAGAGACGATGCATGGTTAGAAAAAGAAGTCAAGAACATGACCCCACATGCAATTGCACAGGAATTGATGTGTGACTTTGCAGGTTCAGGAAATACGTTCGTCACTGCCGACATCATTGAGAAGCTTCGCCTACAGGTTGAACAGCCTATTGAAAGATCTGGCGTTAAAAATGAGATCTGGTGGTGGGCATATCCACAACCGGGGGAAGAGTTTGTGATCTCGGCAGACGTCTCCCGTGGTGATGCAGCAGATTATTCGTCATTCCAGATTCTAAACAAACATACAGCGGAACAGGTTTGTGAATACCGTGGGAAAATAAGACCAGATCAATTCGGTATTTTACTTGCTGAGTACGGCAAGAGGTTCAACAACGCACTAATTTGCCCTGAAAATAACACGTTTGGACAAGGAACAATCCTAAAATTAGTTGAGCTCGGATATAAAAATCTACATTTCAAATCCCTAAAAGACAAGTTTGATTTGATGTATGGCGACCCAACAACAGCTAGTTTAGGAAAAGTTGGATTCGTAACAAGCGTAAAAACAAGAGGCCCAATCCTTAGACTGCTTGAGGAACGACTGAGAAATAATACACTGAAGGTTCGTTCGTCGCGGTTCGTCGATGAGCTAAAAACTTTCGTTATGAAGGGTGATAAGCCCAAAGCGAAAAAGGGTGCATTTGATGATGTCCTGATGGCCATGGCCATTGGAAACTCGCTGATTGAGGCCGGATCAGAACATGCTGTAACGAAGCATGACACATCGAAAGGTATGCTGGCCGGCTTTGGTGTGAACAAAAGACACAAAGACACGCAGCATGAAGTAACTAACGTAAACAATGTCAATCCATATATGAATATGCCGAATGGTGCGTATGGAAGCAGGGGACGACCCGAACACATTCCAAAAGAGTTTTCGTGGGTGCTCGGATAACAAAATCGAGCTTTGTCATATTATATAATGATATTCATAAGAATGGAGAAAAATGAGTGAAATCAAAGGGTCGTTATTCACCCGCCTAACAAAATTGTTCAGATCAGGCCCTGTCGTCCGACGCCGCGTCAAGAACGTCTCAGGTCCAAGTGCATCTACCTCGCTCGAAACTTTCCGCAAAGTTCATAGCAACGTTTATAATAGCACATTGTCTGCATACGGTTCGTATGATAGAATGTCACGCTATTCGGACTTTTCGGAGATGGAGGCTTGTATAGCAGGAGATACACTTATCGCTACACCAACCGGGTTCGTCGAAATAAAAGAGCTGGCCAAAATGTATGGGGCTGATGAAACATTTATTGTTTATTCATATGACCATGAGAAGAAACAAATCGTTCCTGCATTGGCGAAACAAGCTCGTAAAACAGTGACGGACATGTCGTATAAAGTCACATTCGACTCTGGAAAAGAGTTGATTGCAACCCCAGACCATCGTGTAATGCGAAGAGACGGGACATATTGCGAAGTGCAAGCCTTAAAGCCGGGCGATTCGATGATGCCTTTCTATAAAAAAGCGCTTTTTGAAAAAGATAAAAAGAGCAGCAACGGGTACCAATGGATTTATACGATGGACAAGCCAGGCTCATCGATGAACAACGGGTGGATATCTGAGCACCGTGTTATTGCCGCTTGGGCAGCCGGCCGAAAAATAAATGAAGGTGAGCACGTTCATCACAAGAATTTTGTGAAAAGCGACAACAGACCAGAAAACTTAGTGATAATGGATGCCAAGGAACATTTGGCGTATCATGCTATAATCTTGAACGGCAAAAAGTGGGATTACGAGAAGAATGGTGATTGGATTGAAGGGTTCAAAAAGCAACATTCAAGATTCATGAAAGAAAATAATCCGGCGCAACGAAAAGACATAACTTTTGCGACAATTCTTCAAGTTTGTGATGCGACGGGATATAATTGGTCACAATTGCAAAGAACGTTAGACTGCTCTGCTAGCGTAATTAACAATCGTCTTCGAGACAACGGTTTCAATAACTTTACATCTTTTGCTAGAGCGTATGGCCCGACGTGGAAAAATAACGGCTGGGACAACGCAGGTAGCAAAAATCCAAGATATGACGAATCGTTAACCTTTCAAAATGTTTGTGATGCTTATCATCCAGGAATAAAAAACAAAGAGTGGGAAACGAACCTAAAAACAACGTCAATGAAGATTCTTGGTCGAGTAAAATCAAACGGGTATGACAGCTTGGCTGATTTCCGCGAAAACTTCAACAATCATAAAGTCGTAAGCATAGAACCATACGAAGTGATTGACCTTTATGATATGACGGTCGACGGGTACAAAAACTATGCGACGGACAGCATCATCGTTCACAACACTCCGGAAATTGGTTCCGCGCTAGACATTTACGCTGAAGAAACCGCGAGCTGCGACGATAAAGGAAAGATTCTCCACATTTACTCCGAGAACAATCGAATCCAGGAAATCCTTGGAGAATTATTCTACGACATTCTAAACGTTGACTTCAACTTGACAATGTGGGTACGTAACCTTTGTAAGTACGGAGACTTCTTTATCTTCAACGACATTTCTCCAGAGTTCGGAATCGTGAATGCATATCCTATCGCGATCAGTGAAATCGAAAGAGAGGAGGGGTTTGATCCTGAAGATCCAAGCGCCGTCAGGTTCCGCTGGATTACGCAAGGAAATCAAATCCTTGAAAAATGGCAGGTCTCCCATTTCAGACTATTAGGTAATGACGCATTCTTGCCATATGGTTCATCGGTTCTAGAATCTGCTCGACGAATTTGGCGCCAACTGATTCTTATGGAAGACGCAATGCTTGTCTACAGGATCATCCGTGCACCCGAGCGCCGAGTTTTCTACATCGATGTGGGTAACATTCCACCGAACGAAATTGAGAATTTCATGGAAGGTGCCGTCTCGAGCCTAAAACGCCAGCCTGCAATCGACAAGAACAACGGCAAGATGGATTATCGCTACAACCCATACAGCGTTGACGAGGATTATTTCCTTCCAGTTCGAGGCCAAGAATCAGGAACAAGGATCGACACGCTTGCTGGTGGTTCCAACGCCGCCGCAATTGAGGATGTCGAGTACATCCAAAAGAAACTGTTCGCAGCACTAAAAATCCCGAGAGCATATCTTGGATACGATGAGGACGTAGGTTCCAAGGCAACGTTGGCGATGGAAGACATCAGGTTCTCTCGCACGATTGCAAAAATTCAGAAGACAATCATCGCGGAGTTCAATACACTGGCAATGATTCACCTTTATTGTCATGGGTTTGCTGAAGAAGATTTGGCTGATTTCGATTTGAAATTGACAAACCCAAGTTCTGTCGCTCAGCAACAGAAGCTTGAACTGATTCGAACAAGGTTTGATATTGCTAACAGCGCACCTGAGGGTGTTGTTGATAGAAATTACGTCCGCCGCGATGTTTTTGGTTTAACACCAACACAAATTGAACAAATCAAAGCAGGTCGTATCGCGGATAAGTTGGAAGACATGGAAGTCGAAGCTGCCGGTGAACCAGCTGACGATGCACCTGCCGGCGGCGATGATGATATGATGGACGACGGTCCTGCCGACAGCGCCGACGACCTATTCGCAGGTGACCACCCAGGTGGGTCTTTGTTAACTGCTCTTCCAGGAACGGGAAATGAGTTTGAACTTGAGAGTGATGAAGACGATGACATGTTGAATTTGTCAATTGATGATATTGATGCACCTGAAAAAGCTGCAAAGAAAATCACGAATGTTTTCGGTGGTCCGATCAAGGCAAATAGAAAAGTCAAAGGTGGCGCTGAACAAACGCATATGCCAGACTTTGGAAAGATGGTGAGTGTAGGCAAGGCTGGTCGTTCACAGGATTCGCTAAACAAACCATTCGATGCGGAATCACTATTTAACCTAGGCGAGTCTGAAGGGCGAACTTCAATTATGGCGCCAAAAATGACGCGAAGCTTAGAAAGAATGTTCACATCGATGGGAAACTCGATAAGTAGTAATAGGACAGAACTTTTATCTGAAGATCTGTTGAATGAGAATTTGAACGAAGGGGATTGATCATAATGACAAAGCACAACAAAAAACGCAATGTCGGTCTAATACACGAACAACTGATTAGATACGTTGCCAGCTCACTAATCGCACGTGACAAGAAATCAGCAGAGAAAGCAATCGCGATTATCACGAAGCACTTCAAGCAAGACTCGGAGCTCTTCCGTGAGTTTCGACTTTTCAATGCATTGGTAAATCTGCCGGTTGGTTCACGCCCGTTGGCCGAGCGGATTTTGTTGGAGAGCAAAAAGTCTGCGACAACACACAGCTCTCAGAAACTCCGAAAAGAGAAGTCAAGTCTAATCAAGGACATCAATCTTGGTCTATCGCAGTCCGCACGGTTTTATGACATCAAAATTGAAAGCTATAGGTTGTACGCAACCGTCCAGACAATGCTAAATGAGTGGCGCGGTGTAGATTCACTCTCCTTGACGAACAAGGCAAAGTACGAAGAGAAAATTGTGGAATGGTTGGCTCGTCCAACTACACAAGTTTTGAAAGAGACATTTGAGGCCGATCCGCTGGTCCGTAAGTTGATGTTTCAAAAGTTCGAAGAGAAATATAAAGAGCACCTGAGCGAACAACAACAGACCGTTTTGGAAGCAGCAATCCTTGGTGACGAAACAAATTTTAGCAATATCATTTGTGAGATCAAGGAGAAGGCGCTTCTCACGGTTGCCGAATTCAAAAAAACATGCGACAACGATGTACTCCTTGAAAAAATCGATGGCGTGAAGAACAGAATTGAAAGATTGTCAGAAGCAAAATCTGACGACACGGTAGCCAAGACTTTACACTTGGTGCATTTACTCGATGAAATGGAGACCAAAAATGAGCAAAAGTAGAACGTTACTGACCGAGTGGCTGAAGTTTGATTACACGCCCGATCAGATCAAAGAAAGCCGTGAACAACACGGCGGCAAAATTGTGATGAAGGGTATCCTGCAAAAGGCAGATACATTGAATCAAAACGGCCGTTTGTATCCAGAGTCAATTCTCTCCCGCGAGGTAAGAAATTACCAAAAGTTTATTACTGAAAATCGCGCACTCGGAGAATGTGATCATCCAGATTCATCTGTCGTTGAGCTAAAAAACTCGTCGCACATCATTCGTAAAGCGTGGATGGATGGGAAAACATGCTATGGTCTTGTTGAACTGTTAGACACGCCCATGGGAAAGATCCTGCAGAGTCTCGTTGAGTCAGGAGTCACGCTAGGCATCTCTTCACGAGGTGTCGGATCAACAAGCAGAGAAGGCGATTACGATGTTGTCCAGGACGATTTTCAACTGATTTGTTGGGACTTCGTTAGCGAGCCATCTACACCGGGCGCTTTCATGATGAAAGAAGGCCGCGATTTCACCCGGGCGGATTTGAACCGTCACTTTACGAAATCAGATCGTATTGATAGGGTTTTCAATGACATTTTGGAGTGGTAAATGAGTCAACACTACGCACCGCCTGGCCACGGAATGGTCAGCGAATATCAGGCATCCGGCGTGCCGTTTGTCAGTTCATCAGCATCTATGGTAAACACAACAGTCGAAAAGTTCACGTTTCCATACGTGTCAAGGCATATAACCATTTTCAATTCTGGTTCGACGCCAGTTCGAGTCGGTTTTACTGAAAACGGTGTAAACGCCAATCCGGAAAACTCTAACTATTTTTTGGTCTTGGGAATGAGCAACACCCCTAGGTTCGAATTAAAATGCGACGAAATCTTCGTAAGAAAGGACGCCGGAACTGATCCGAACATTGTGTCGGTCATCGCCGGTATGACAAACGTGCCCAGGAAGAATTTCTTCGTAATGTCTGGTTCGAACGGTGTTGTAGGAGTAGGATAATGGCGAAAATGACAAAGGCATCATTAAAAGGTCTCATCAAAGAATGTCTCGTTGAGCTTCTAAGCGAAGGACTTGGTGTTCCCCCCATGAGTTTAACAGAGGGGCACCAACGGCGTGCACCAGCCCAAGCGAGACAACGCAAACCACAACGTCAACAGAAAAAGGCATCAATTTTTGATCAAATGGATGCGTCGTTTCAGCAGCCTGCCGATACACCCAATCCCGCATCAAATTTGGCATCAATGGCAACTGATGATGTAATGCTTCAAGGCATCTTGAGTGAGACAGCAAGCACGACGTACATCGATCGAATGAAACATGAAACAAGCGTACCCTCAGTTCCATACATGTCAGCGCCGTCGCTCCCCGGCGCACGAGACGAATATGGAATGGGCCAACAAACAATATCAGAGGCAGCGCATACAAGGCAGCCTCAAGCACCAACACCACATCATGAGGCTGCGGGTCTAGACATTAATGCATTGTTTGGCGATGCTGCTGCAAATTGGGGAGAAGTTTTAGAGCGTTCAACGACCAAAAAACTTCCATAAGCATATTTAGACAAGAGCCCACAAGGCGAAGGAGAATTTTATGGCAAAGAAAGTACGACGAATCACCCCTGGCTTCCTGAAGAAGATTATCATTCAAGAGGCTAGGAAACTAAAACTAGAAACGATTGAGCAAGGTAAGAAGGCAGCTGAGGACGTCAACGCTGACGAAGTTGATGCTGATGCGCTCGCCGGTACGCTTGAGCAGGATCTTGATTTTATCAAGGCTCTGAAGATTAAGGAAGCGAAGATGGTTCGCGGTCTCAAGAGGTTGCGTGAGCAGAAATCAAAGTTGCGTCGCCGAGTCGCTCGCCGAATCTAAAACTTTGTTCATGCTAGAAGGAGAACATCATGGCAATTGAAGTCATTAAAAAATCAGAACAGGTCACCATCGAGCCCGACAAGAAGTTGGGGTACCGAGGTAATCTAAACACAGAAGGTGCAATGGGCAAAGCCAACGCAACCGCTCTAACATCTATTTTTAAGGGCTCACCACTTCCAGGCTATTCTCCAACGAATATCAAAGTCGGCGGCGAGAAGGATGATATTGATACTTCGGACGCCGCGGCATATCGAAAGTGGTTCATGAGCAACGTTGTGAAAGGAAAGATCAGTGACGAGGCTTATGGTCTCGGACAATTCCATCTCGACTACAATGATGAGGCAACAAACCTTCCTGACATGAATGGCGTAAAGACAGGAGCTGCCGGGCTTCCTGCAACTCCTTTCGTTCCCAATCCTGTTTCTCCTGGGGAAGGAAGTGTCAACCCGTCTACAATGGCTGCGGCACCAGAAGGGTTTGTTAATAAGCAGACACCGAGCGCGCCGTTCTCAGGAGCCAGCGTTTCGCTGCCATCTGACGGAACGAAAGCAGAGCCCGCCAGAAACCCAACCAACACAGCAAAGCAGATAAAAGACAGACTGTAAGTCACCGGAATAGTTGATATGCTTATTAACAAACTCCACGAGGCTATGTCGAAACCTGACGCCAGAACCGGTTTAGGTTTCGGCATAATGGAACCACAGTTCCATGGTGAGAAAGAGGCTGGCGGATCATTTCCATATACCGAAGACGACCCGTATAAAAATGCTCCGGACGCTGACGAAGAAGATGTGGATGCAGTTATAAACAAGGGCGCAGGGTTTATCCCGTCAGACAGTTTCCACATCAGTTCCCGCCCGAATCCGTATTATTTTTCGGAAGGCTCAGGTAGCTTGTGTACGTTCTTCTGGGACTGTGAACAGGTTATCCTTGAAATGGCAAACTATGATGCTGGTGTGAGTGCTAGTGGTGGTGTAGCCGGTTCTAATTACAAACGGACAGGTTCATTGAGGGGATGGGCATCAGCTCCACCGGAATCATTTCCTGAAGCAGAAGAAAATTCTGATGACTTTGAAAATGAAGAGCATATTTATTCAGTGCAAGATTTGGTAAAAAATGAAGACGAAAGTTAGTTTTCCAAAGTTACCGAATACTTAGTTGCAAGAGGTTATGGATGTCAACAGTATATGACGAAGCATTGCTAGACGCGCAAAAAATTCGAGATGCAGCCGAACAAGCTGCACAGGCTCGAATTATGGAAACGATAACTCCACAAATCAGGGAAATGATCAACAACAGAATTTTGTTCGAACAAGACGAAACTGATGAAGACGAAACTGATGAAGATGATGAAGGCACGATGGGTGACATGGAAGACGATTACGATCTTGAATCCATGCTCAACGGAATGCCTGATGTCGGAGTTGATTTCGAAGATGCCGCATCGCAAGAGGCAGTTACACAGGCAGGTTCTGTTTCAGTTCATGCTGCAGGCGACGTGAACATTAACGTATCGGAGTCACACGACGAAATGATGCTAGGTGAAGCCGGCGCAAACGTTCTTGCGTCCCTTATTAATAAGGACTTCGTCGCACCGCGTCGTCTCGAAGAGAAAATCGACGACCTATCGAAGCGAGTCAAGAAACTCGGCGATGTGGTGAGCGTACTTCGAGAGAGCAAATTATCAAACGTTAAAAGAAAACGATTAGAACTAGGTTTTATGTCATGTGTTAAGGACGCGGTGTCCTTGCAGAATGAAGTAAAATCGAGTGGAACAGGTCATCGGCGCCTTCATGCAAAGCTGAATTCTACCATTAAGGAGATGAGAGAAATGTCAAGTAAATACAAAAAGAACATTTTCGACTTTCTTTTCGAGGGCGATGACGCTGAATCGAAGAAGAAAGATGCGAACGACGCCGTGAACGAGCAGGAAGAAACTGGAGAGGACGTTGAAGTTCTTGATGGTGGTCTTGAGGATTCAGGCGAAGAATTGGATTTGGATGTCGAAGAAGAAGGCGTTCCAACAGGCGACGTTGATGTCGACGCTGCAACCTCCGCACTCCAGAGCCTCGGTTCTGCTCTTGGTCTCGACCTTGAGATTGTCGGTGAGGAAGGCGGCGGCGAAGAAGACTTCGGTGGCGAAATGGATTATGAGGAAGGTGGCGAAGAAGGATTCGACGATGTTGAAGACCTGGACGTTGACCTGGAAGAATCAGCATGGTCCGGCCTGAAAGAGTCTGATGACTTGGACGAAGTCTACGAAATCGATGAGTCGGTTCTTCGTAATGAGCTTTCACGCATGCGTCGTGGTAAGCGAGCACCAGTTCGTGAGTCCGCTGCACGTAAGAAATTGCGTCGAATGGTTCGCGAAGCTGCTGAAGATGAAGCTGACCAGTTTGGTGACGGTAAGATTCTCGGTGACGTGATTGAAATCGACGAAGACACACTGATCAACGTCCTAGCGGATGAGCTCGGTACAGTCGCTGAGGGTCGCCGACCAGCGCGTCGTCAACGACGCGCACCTCGAGGTCGCCGACCAGCACCTCGTGCTCACGCACGTGCTATGAAAGAAGCAAAGACATACAAAACTGCGGCAACCAAGTTGAAGAAACAACTGGTTGAAATGAACATGTTCAACGCGAAGCTCTTGTTTGCTAACAAGTTGCTCCAGAACAAGGGACTAACCGTAAAACAACAGCGAGCAATTGTTGAGGCGATCGATAATGCCAAGACGCTCCGTGAGGCAAAACTGCTTTACAAATCACTCTCCGAGTCACTCACTCGTAGGGGCCAAGGTGGCGAAACACTGAGTGAAGGAAAAAGGACTCTCGGGTCGTCTTCCAGATCAACCCGGTCAGGGCAACCTGCCAAAAGTGGTGTTGATGCAGGTCGATGGGCAGTCCTAGCAGGTCTTCCCGGCAAATAATTTTGCCGAAGTCCATAGACAACAATACTTAAGTTCAAAGGAGAACATATAATGTCTACATTTAATCTAGAAATGCTAACCGAGGGGATTCAAAAACGTCACGTCGGAGCACAAAACAAACTACTCATCGAGAAGTGGAACCGTACTGGTCTTCTTCGCGGGCTTGGCGGCACGAAACGAGAGAACATGGCACGCTTGCTCGAAAGTCAGGCTGGCCAGGTAATCAGGGAGGCATCGTCAATTTCGACTGGCGGCGCAAACGGAACTTCGTCAGGTGACCTTCGTGGTTTTACAAACATCGCATTCCCATTGGTTCGCCGAGTCTTCGGTGGATTGATTGCGAACGACCTTGTTTCGATTCAGCCAATGAGCCTTCCTTCCGGACTGCTCTTCTACATGGACTACACTTACGGTGGAGACATGGCGGGTAACGTCGGAGCTGCGGTGCCTTACGCATCAGGTTCGTCAATCTACAACAGCCCAACCGGCAAAGGCATTCAGTCTGGTTCGCAGGGTGTCGGTGGTCAGTACGACCTAGCCGGTTCAGGTTTCTCACGTGTGTACGGTGTAACAGCCGCAACAACGTTGCTAACCTCGGGCGCTTTCGGCAGCGGAAACACATTTGTTGTTTCCAAGGCCCTGGCTGCAACCGGTTCCGACGGTAAACTGCTACAGTACGATCCGCAGATCACAAACGCAATTGAGAACAACGCCGCTGGACCAGGCGAGAAGGTTGGTAACGGTGTATACTCGGCGGTCGTGGTTTCGTTGGCTTCAGGCGGCACACTCTTTGGTGATGCTGACCTTACGTTGTCTAAGGACTTCTCGATGGGGCCAACCAACCCATACAAGATTGTTGGTAACGACACCAATGGTAACGCAATCCAGGGTGGTAGCACAGCTAACATTCGTCGATTGAACCAGATGGGTGTGTGGGATGGTAACACATTCACGCCTAACGGGCTCGTAAGAGCTGGTGAAGCTGGCGCTGCACTCTTGATGATCGTTTCTGGTGCAAACGTGGCTACTGTCGCGGCGGCATCTGTTATACTTGCTAAGCCATTGGCTGCAGCACTTGATTCGGCAGCGAACACAGGCGACACCTTGGTGATTCCTTCGTTCGAGTCTGATTTCGGAGTCAACCCTTCACCGGCAATCCCTGAAATCGACATCAAGATCGAGTCAATCGCTGTTGTTGCTGAAACTCGTAAGTTGCGTGCACGCTGGTCGCCAGAAATGGCACAGGACCTGAATGCTTACCACAGCCTTGACGCTGAGGTTGAGTTGACACACATCCTGTCCGAGCAGATCGCAATGGAGCTTGACCGAGAAATCTTGAATGACTTGCTGACACAGGCTGGAGCCGCGCGCTTCTACTGGTCACGTAGTCCAGGCAAGTTCCTCAACAAGCAGACTGGTCAAGAGGTCAACCGTACAAACTCACTGACTCCTGGTCCGGCATTCACCGGTACAGTACGAGAGTGGTACGAGACTCTTATCGAGACCATCATCGATGTTGCTAACGAGATCCATCGTAAGACACTTCGTGGTTCGGCTAACTTCATCGTTGTCGGCCCGGATGTTGCAACAATCTTCGAGTCTTCAATCCTGTACAAGCCAAGCTTCTCGCTTGACGCTGACGGACAGGTTGGCCCGATGGTTATCGGTGCTGAGAAGGTTGGTACCCTGTCGAATCGCTTCTCGGTTTACAAGGACCCTTACTTCCCACGCAACCAGATTCTGGTTGGATACAAGGGCGGAAGCTACCTGGAGACAGGATACGTCTACGCTCCTTACGTCCCGTTGATCGTGACTCCTACCATCTTCGCACCCGAAGACTTCACACCTCGAAAGGGCGTGATGACTCGGTACGGTAAGAAAATGGTGAGAAATGACTTTTATGGCACGGTAACTTGCCTTGACATGAATGTGATATAGTTGAATGTCATCTAACTTCGGTTAGGTAAGTTCTTGAAGGGGTCCCCGGAGCAATCCGGGGGCCTTTTCTATTTAAGTCACATTCAAATGTACATTAGAGCACGTTCAACTATAATTAGATTTGGAGGTACATAATGAGATCTTGCAAAATATGTGGAAAGGAATTTACTAGACTAGCTGCTCATGTCAATCGTTCACATAATGTTGGCTATGAAGGATATATGTTGGAATTTGAATATAACGGAATCAATCCAAAATGCAAATGTGGTTGTGGCAACAACACTCCGTTTACACGCTCACATGGGATGGGATTTTTAAGCTATATTCATGGGCACTCTGCCAGAATTGAAGGGCGACTGACTGCAGAATCTAAGCGCAAAATCGGCGAAAAGAACAGAAAAAATATGAAACGGTATATGACGGAAAATCCTGAGCATGCAAAGAAAAAAGCAAAACAAATGTACTCGGCAATCATACCAGAGGTCCGTAAACGATCTGCGAAAACAAACGCGGAAAATTGGCAGAAACCGCATATGGCAGAGAAGCGAAAGGAAGCGACAATCCGTGCAATCGAACTCAGCGAGCAAGGCATCATCGGGCCGCAGGCGCCATTCAAGACCGAGTGGAAGTTCAACCCGTTCACACAACAAAATGAGTATATGCATTCCGGCTGGGAGTCGCGGTTTCTAGACGAGTGTATCGAACAGGATGAATCAGTCACTAAAAAGCACGAAATCCGCATCCCATACAATGACCCAAACGGTGTCGAGAGAACCTACGTACCAGACTTCCTGTCAATCTCAGGCTCAACACTCTACGAAGTCAAGGGCCAGGAAAATGACACCGACCCGCTAAAATACCAAGCCGCCATAAGCTGGTGCTCCCAGAACGACAAGAAATTCTGCGTCATCCGGTTCTAACAGATACCTAGTCTATACAAAGGACTGATAACAGAATGAAAAACAGCCAAACATTGACACGATTCATCAACGAAACCCTTGAATCAGACGATTATCGTGGAAGTCACCAGGCAGCAGACAGGGAAGGTGGCTGTCCGATGACAGACGTCACTAAAAATGACATTTATCCAGATGATTTCTACACATCAGTCGGCTCAACATATTACGGTGATGGCCGACGCACAGACTATCAAGTCTGGGCAATGATAAAACGTGTGCACAACAAAAAATGGGCGCAAGTCAAAGTTTATCGAGCTGTCCCGCATAAGCCGACAAATGATGAAAGAATTTCACAAATAGAAAAAGAGCAAGCAGAAATGCTAAAAACAGGCAAGCTTCCAATGCTTGCTGTAACTCCACTAAGTCAAAGCCAGTATTACAACAAAAACTACAATGAGTTAGAAACCCTGTTGAAGCAAGATGCTGATGAACCACCCCGCCCGAAACTAAAAATAAATCCAGGCGATTGGGTCACGATTTTTAGGCCGTACGCATCAGAACACGGTCGTGCTTCGCTAAACAACGAATACAAAATATTGAGCAAGACAGTTTTTGCCCGGGACCTGTATACAGAAGGCAACAGCATGTACGAATGGGGCTGGGACCCGGATTGATTCTGCGTCATCCGGTTCTAACAGATATTTAGGAACATAAGAGGCCAGTCACATGAAAATCACAAAAACACAACTCAGAAAATTGATCCGCGAACAAACTGAAGATAAGACCGATCGGGCAGAACAACTATTCAATCAACTGGGCAAAGATGCACAAAAAGCGATAGAAAGTTTGCTGGGAAAGAAAGAGTTTTGCCAGGCAGTTGCGAAAGAGATTGAGCTCCACGGCGACCAAGCCGCGAAGCTGTCTGTAATTAGGGCAATTGCTTTGACACTAATAGGAAGGGCGCAATGAAAATCACAGAATCACAACTTAGAAATATGGTCAAAGAACAGTCACGACGCCCTCGCGTTGAAGTGAAACCCCAGCTTAACGACTACGATGAGCCTCTTCGTGGGTTACAAGCCGCATAAGTCGTATGTAAGGGTTTCACCGCCAGCACGTTTCCCATCAGAAGATTATGCAGCAGAAAGTTTGACGAATAGCGACTTCACCGTAGGCGGCACCCCGGGAACTCGTGAAGAATTCATCCAGTTCATGGCGGCAAATGCTGGTAAGGGAATGCTAAACAAACGAGCTCCCAGGAAATACACCAACTTAGATTTCGTAACATAATACATCTGGCTCATTCATCGTATAATCTCTAAACGGAGGTTGTGATGAGCAAACCCATGTTTTTGTTGACGCTTCGCGTTGTAGGTACGGACATTGCGTACTCAACGAAGTTGCGCCCAGTGATTAGCAATGTCAAAGCAATCGCTGAAGAAATCCGCAATATTGATTTGGAAAGATTCGTTCAAGGTGCATTGGACCACGGCGGTGGTGCCGATGAATGCGTCAAAGAATGGAACGCACAATACGCAAAAGTTTTCGGTGGCAACAATCACTGGCCAGTGGGCCATTCCTGGCCGTCACCAGATCGCGGTGATGTTGCTCAGCAGCGCGCAGAAATGTATGCTAACGAACTGACATACAAGTATGCAAAAGTATCAGGTGCTGAGAATTGGTTCGTCGTATCGACGTATATCGAGCCGTATGCGCTGAATCCGGACTGGACAAGACGTGACTTATATGAATATGGCCACATTTTAGGTTGCGGATACAAAACTCGTGATGAAGCCTGGGAAGCCATGAAGTATGGTAAACTCGGTGCCCCCGGTACAATCATAGAAAGAAAGGACTTGAAAGCATACACGGAATGCAAAACGCAACAAGAGTACCATAACCTGTTATGCACGAAATTTGAAATCCCAGCGATTCCAATTGAAGAGGGTGCAGACGAGCTCATCGACAACATGATGAAGCGCCTCGGGATGAACAAGATAGAATACATAGACGAAGACGTAGAGGAAGAAAAATGACACCACGAGATTTTGCATACTGGCTACAAGGCTTCTTTGAGGTTGCCGACACAGACGATGTCAAGCCTGAACAGATAAGAATGATAAAGGAACATCTATCATTGGTGCTTACAAAAGTAACGCCGACGATGGAGGAACTCAAAGAAGAACCCAAGGTTGATTATCCGCCATTTAGGATTTCACAGGATCCGTTTGAGGGCAACCGCTTGATTTGCTCTGCAGTCGCCGACGTAAAATCGACAACAGGACTTCCCACGGAATGGGTTGCTGCATTTCCATGGGTGAAGACAGATTCTGGCGGAAATGTGGTGAGCAACATGCAACCCTCTTCGCCAATCGGGAAATACGCCGTCGACACAGGAATAAAATGTCAACTAACATGCTAAATGAAGATAACAAGGATGATGTTACGGTGACGCAAGAGGTGTTAAGTAAGAAACATCAGCACCTAATCAGCAAATGGAGCCGCACGCAAATCCTGGATAATTTGTCCCAGGAAAAAGCCCTCAATTACGCAATCCTTTTTGAGAACCAATCGAATCTTATTATGGGACAGGTTGCTGACATGCACTCGAGGCATCGATCCTGCCCACGCTGGTGGACACAGGAAGCGTTTGATTTGGCACAACAGAATGTTTTCCAATTGATTAGACGAGTTTTTGACGGTGTCGATTTTGAATGGAAAGCAATGGAGACTCCGTATAATGAAGCTGCCGGTTGCGCCGAGACATCAAAACTAAGGACGAGGTTCTCTGTGTACGATTATGAACTCGCGGTGGCAAACGAAAAATTCAGTCGTATGGACGGTCACTTGATTTGGTTTATAAACATGGCTGATCAGTTCGTCGAAGAATTCAATCACATTGTACTTCAGGATAAAACGACGCTCGCGACCTATAAGAACTACGACGGCCCAGTAATAAGGCATATTCATACACCATTTCAGGCCGGAAGCATTTCTTATTCGGATTTCTTCCCACCGGAAAAACGAAACAAAATCTACGGCACCATGTGGCGAGGAATCACAGCTCCTGCAAAAAAAGTTGAGCTCGTGTAAGTTTCGTGCTGGTATGATAAAATATACTCATAAAGCACCCGTCATGATATTTATGATCACGGCAGGTTGGTCACGCGACAATATCTTGTGCTCTGCTTAGGTAACCTACCAACGACGTGTTTAGAGCGTACAGAAGAGGACACAGGTACATGAAAATCACAAAAAGAAGCCTAGCGAGGCTTGTTACAGAAGCCAAACGCTTAAATGAAACATCTGATGGTTCAGAATACCGATATTGGATGTCATCAAAGGTTTGGGGGCTCGATACACTAAAAGAACTTCCAAGTCGACAGGCATCACGAGCCCGCGAAACATTTCCGGAATATTCCGCGTGGGATCTTTATGATAATGAGAATATACCCGACGATCTTGTAACAAATTTCACAGGCCGGCAACCTTTACCGAGTGTATTCATTATTTCCGGGAGGAACATTGATATTCTTGTTGACACATCAGGATTTGATTACGCTCGATATTCAGCGAAGATTGGTGATGGCTCCCTGGCAGATGACGATGTGACTGATTCAGATGAATATATAACAGGTCGTGAAGATGCCCAGTATGGCGAGCCCCGCGATACATATGCAGGCCCGAGATACCAGTTAGCGTACGACACGTACGAGGGCAAATAATGAAACGACGTTATCCGAAACTTGTCGATATTCTTTTTGAGGATGTGACTGATGATATTGCCAAGGCGGCCAAAGGTGGCCCTGGTGCTGTTCGTTCATTCGTAGACAATTATCCGGATCCTGATGAGCTGAAGGCAGCCCTTGCTGGCACCCATGATAATGTCAAAACTGACGACACGACGAACGTATCAGAACCTACAATGAGAAAAATCAGTGATTTCAAGCCAACCCAGAAAGAAATCGATATGATGAAGTCTGCGGCGTTCCCATTGGGAAGTGCAAAGGCTCTTGCGAAAGCAATTACATCGAACACGACAGATGCACCCGGCTCAATTACAGTCTCAGGCGATGATGTGATCGATGGGCATCACAGATGGTCAGGTGTTTGGGCAATTAGCGGACAAAGTGGTATGATCGGCGCTGAGGATTTGGATCTCCCCGGAGATACAACTCAGAAACTCGCCGCCGCGCAACTTGCCATCGCAGCGCATAAGGACGTAAACCAGGACATGCCAACAGCATCTGGCAAGATCGAAAATAACATTCTAGGCAAATCATCAGGCGAAATTGAAAAGATGATGGTGGCAAACATAGGCCGCCAGGTAGATCGAAGGGCCCCTGGGCCAATGTTAAATGACGAAATGGTTGCAAACTCATCGAAGGATAAGGTTATTGCCAAGTGGGCTGGATTCAAGCTCGGTGCTGATGCCAATGAAATAAAGGCAAAAATTATCAAGAAGATTTCGGCGAACCTGGCAACTGTGCCAGGTAACCCAAAGGCACCAGCCCGAGAGGATATGCCTCAACTAGACCACAAATCGATTGGTGGGAAGGCTGCAAAAGCTGCAATTTATGACAAATTGCAAAACGCTGAAATCAATATCAAAAACCCGCTGAGCCCGCAGAAAGAATCCGCAGAGCAGGATGGAAACCTATTGACAGAGCGCTGGTGCCGATTGGCTAGCTGCTAAGATATATATTTCTGGACCTTTTTATATCGATAGCATTTACTCGGATCAGGGACCGGCGAGTTCCTGGCGTTAAATGTAGCACTTGGCATCCTATTTTTATACACGACGTAAAAATCGTCATCCTTTGCCATCTCAACAAGCTCATCAAGTGACAACATTCCATCTGTGTGCGATGAAACACTGACTGCGATTGCCTGAAGCGGAGCGTCCTCGGCATCGTAAAAAACGAGGCATGACGGCAGCATTGATTGCATGACATTCGGTGTTATCATAGTTGTTTTGCCTAGATACATTTCCATATCAACATAAACAGGTTCTCCTTTGTAGTTCGGAAGTTCAGCCGGCGTGATTATTTTGTATTTCATGGTTTTATTTCCTCTTGAATCATAGTATAATATTTTCATACAGAGGTAAAAGAAAATGATAAAACCATATCCAGCTCCAGAACCCACAGTCATGAGGAAAATTCTTGATGGGAACCGACCGGCTGATTATGTCACATATTGGCATCGAATGCCGGGAAGGTATGTTTTGAAAGAGACAGGCGAGGATTGCGGAGATGAGGAAACACGCCCGCTATTTTATGGCACGGTGACAGAGTGGTATTCGCTTTTAGGCGAGGCAGTCTACGATGCTTGGTCGAAAATAACAGATAAGGGCCTTACAGGGATGACGTCAGGAATCATCGTGTCCAAGGATATTCAAACAGTCCTTGAGACAACGCATTGGTACCGCGGAATATATCATTACTGTAGTTGTTGCACAGCCAAAACTGAGTGGCCAGTGATTGGAGTGATTGACGGGATCCCCGTCTACGCCAGCGATGAAGTAGGAAAAAAGGTCGTTGTGTTCATGACGGGTTGCGAGAAGTGTGATCTTGAAGCCATCGCCGAGGTAAGAATTAAGGGAATGAGTAGGATCAGCTAAGAGTCGGCGGCAATCGAGCGACCAAATAGCTGACGCAACGTTTTCCACGCAGGCAATTCCATTTGGCTGATGAACTGGTGATTAGTTTTTATCGCAGTGTCAACGATTGAAAAACGATGTTTTCTGTCACGTAATGATAACATGTTGATCCCTAGCAAAGAGTGTTCAGGGTTTTCGTGAGCTGATTTTGCAGCGCCCGACATACGGCGCAGCTCCACATCAAGCTTCATTCCAGGAAATTTGTTTAACCTTCTTCTGAAATCATCTTGTTCCCTTCTTTCCCATGCAGAACCGTCGCTGTACCAGGCGTCTCTATCGAGTTCATCAACCGACATTGATTTGCCCAGAAATTTGAGTTCACCATTCTGTTTGATTTTCTCCCACACATCGTTTTTGATAAGAACCTCAGTCCCCCAATCATATCGATGTAATCCACCGCTGGCTGAAATTGCCCACTCAGGTACCTGGTATGCATAGACGTTCCCACGAATGCCATGATTGGCACGAATACCACGTGGGTTCGTTGACATAAAGATTCCGCCGTCTTCGTTCTTCGGCAGCCAATCCCGATCCCACCCTTTCCCACGCCTCTCAGGACGAGGCTGCACAGGTCGCTTGTCAATACGATAAAGCGTTCGACTGTTTTTTCTCGCGCCCCGTATCTCTTTGAGGATCGCCCTAACGAATGTTTCAAGTTGAAGATTATCGTGCGTCATGCTTATAAATATTTGATATGTTACATTTCGCTCGCAGTAAGATATTTATTTTTGAACTTCAATGGAGAAGAAACATGCCTAAAGATACTAAAGCAAAGAACACACCAAAAAAGACAGAATCGAAAGCGACACCAAAAACTGCCACTCCGGTACATACAGCTCCGAAGCCTTCTGCTCCGAAGTCGGAAACACCAAAAGTTGCTACCGTAGCAAAACCTGTTGTCCCGAAGGCAGTGGCACCGGCGGCACCAGATCCGAAAGTCCGTAACAAGAAAATTCATGAGGTATGCAAAGATATTATGGACAACGAGTTTTGGGCTCTTTCGCACGCGGAAGCTCACCCAATCGCTATAAAGATGGTTGATGAGAGTGCAGAGCATATTCGAACCGTTGTGAAATATTTCTCATTCCATGAACGAGAAAAACTGTGCAATGAGTTGGCACAAAAGCATAATCTTACTCGTTCAAAATGGGTGTAAACGATTGATGTGGTTTCTGTTGTTTTACGAACCACTCAATACTTATAATAGAAATGCTTAAAGAAAAAACCAGAGCTGATTCAATGCAAGAAAGCACCGCTAAGAAACCCCGCGAATTCAAAACAACGAGGCAGTTTACCCAGCTTCGAAAGATGATCGAAACGATCACTGATTTTGAAAACCAACAACTTCAAAAAGCGAAGTTATACGATAAGATCGTAGAAATCTTGGGGTGTGCAGAATCAACCGCCGAAAAAGTTAAGCGAATTGAGCAAGTTATAACAATACAACAGGCGGCATGATATGGCTGATGGAAAAGACCAAAGCAACTGGAATGAATATTCGAAACTGGTACTAAAGGAATTAGAAACCTTAGCCTCAGGAATTGATGCCCTTTCGGAAGAAATGAAAGATCTAAAGGTTAGCTTCGCGACGCTGTCCGCCCGCGAGTCAAAGATTGATGAACTCAAGATCTGGAAAGAGAAGGTTGACGAAGTTGTGTCGCCTGCTCAGCTCAAGATACTCGTCACTAAAGTAGACAAGCATGAAATATTCATGGTTCGCGCGGTGACCGCTTTCACTGTTATCCAAATTATAATGGCAGCAGCCATGGCAGCACTCAAGCTTTTATAGCTCGTCGTTTGCCTACGCTGATATTTATAGGTGAGGTCGAATCATGGCGAGTTTCCTAAATACACTAAACCCAACACCGTACGGCATCTTCGATGCTGACTTAGCATTTCAAAGTGAAGCTGACAGCCTCATTCTGTTTGTTAAGCGAAAGCTCGGTGATGATGTCCTTAGCGTTGAACTAACGAAAAAAATGATTTGGATGTGCCTGGAAGAGTCACTCTTCGAGTACGGAAAAATTGTAAATGAGTATCAAGCCAAAAGTCAATTGACAAACTTCTTGGGTATTTCTACGGGTTCGCTGGAAGGTGAGGAACAGAAATACTCCCGCGAAACCTTGGAATTCTTTCTCAGGAAAGCAGAGCCGTACGCAATGCAGGCTGGTTTGGGTGGTTCATATAACGCAGCATCCGGCTCAATCACATTAGTGAAAGGCCAGCAAGACTACAATATCTATGAGACACTCAACGACGCTGCTGGTGATCCACTCGTCGATTCCAGCCTCAATAAGACTGGCGGCAAAATGAAAATCATGGAAGTGTTTCATTTCAACCCACATGCAGCGTATCGTTTTTTCAACCAGTCATCTGCAACAAATTACCTGGCCAATGAGTTCTCGTTCGAATCTTTCACCCCGGAGACCGTTTTTTACGTGTTGCCTGTATTTGAGGACATTTTACGAGGCGGAATGCTTGATTTGTCGAACAGGGTTAGACGATCAAACTACACGTACAAAATTGTAGGCCAAAACATTCGAATATTTCCTGTACCGTCATCATATGATCCACAGAAGTTGTGGATGAGGGTGATGTTTGAACCTGATCCGACGGATCCAGATATCAATGATCCGTCGATTTATGGCGTTTCAAACCTATCAAACATTCCGTTTGGCAACATTCAATTCTCTAAAATCAATTCGATTGGTCGTCAATGGGTCCGTCAATATGCCATGGCACTTGCAATGGAGCTGTTGGGGTGGATTCGTACAAAATTCGCGTCGGTCCCGATTCCTGGCGGCGATCTTAGTCTCAACGGCCAGGAGTTGCTAACACACGGCAGGGAAGACCAAGAGAAACTGCAAACATCATTACGAGAAATGCTAGAGTCAACGACATACGAAAAGCTTGTAGAGGTTGAAGCAGCAGCTGTCGAGAGTCTACAAAAAATATTACGAAGCATCCCAACTCCAAATGGGCGCGCGATTTTCATAGGGTAGCATCATGGCAAGGTTATTTTTATCGCCGCGGGAAATAGATTACATCAATGATGTGAACAAAGAGCTTATCAAGGACGTTGTAGGGCAGAAGATTTATTACTATCCTGTTCGACCTGACATCATGAAAATTCATGACGTTTACGAAGAATCTCCGAGCAAGGTATTCGATCCGCCAATTGAGATTGAAGCCCGTGTTGACTACAAGCCCGACGAGAACAGAATCAATCGCTACGGAATCGAAGAGTTTTATACGATTGAGGTGTACTTACATTACAGGGATTTGCTGGATCGTGGGATTGAAACGAAAATCGGCGATTACTTTTCATACGATGTGACGTTCTTTGAGGTAATACAGCACCAATACGAAAACTCAATTTACGGACAAATTGAGCATGTCATGGGTGTTAAACTGATGGGCCGCCAAGCAAGAAAAGGTCAAATGTCACAGACACCACACGGTCCGACGTTCGAAGAATATACTGACGACGGCGCCGTCCAGGATACCTTTGTCCAGCAACGCGGATTTGAAGAGAACAGACTAGGCGAAACAGGGGATATCCGTTCGTTGCAGCAGAAAGGCGTGCTAACGGCGCCAATCTCAGGACCAGCCGAGGTTTCATCGAAGGGCGATGAGACAGGTGCCGGTTCTTCCTTTTACGATGAAAGTTAATTATGTCAACACGTGAACAACTCGAAGCTAACCGAGGTGGTAATCCACCTTTAGCTGGCGACAATACATCAGGTATCAACCTAGAGCTCCCAAGCAGCACGATTGAGGACATCGACCGGGCGCTGTTTGATTTATTTGATAAAGATCTTCCGTTGACATACACATACAAAAAAGAGCCAAAGAAGATCCCTATCGTGTTTGCCTCAGGTGAACGATTCGCACTAATTGCCAGGAAGAAACCTCTTCGCGACAAAGCCGGAGCCCTCATCTTACCTGTCATTTCAATAATGCGAACCAACGTTTCTCAAGATAACGAAATGGGAATGGCATCAAACACAGCCGTCCCTCACATTATCAAAAAACGATTATCGAAAAAAGATCCAAGATACCAGCGCTTGCTAAATAAAATGGGCATCAAAAACTCTGATGATTTAGCGACCGGTGAAGCGTTCATAAACGATGGAACGGAAGCTCCGTTAAAGGATGCAAGACCTGGGCGAATAGCGACACGCAGGGGTGAATATGAGCTGTCAGACAATGTTAGGTCTGGAAACTTACTCACGCCCGAGCTCGACAATAACATTTTTGAAGTAATTGAGATGCCTCCTCCTACGTTTATTACTGTGACATATGATATTACGATTTGGGCGCAATACGTGCTACAAATGAATGATATTGTAATGGCGATCATGACAAACGCACAAAATTATGCGCAGAGGACCTTCCGGATTGAGTCTGCTAAGGGATATTCATATGTTGCCTACATGGACGCATCATTTGATCCAGCAAACAATTTTGATGATTTCACAGACGACGAACGAATAATTCGAACATCATTTACAATGAAGGTTCCAGGCTTTTTGTTGGGAGAAACATATCCAGGAGCCCCTAACCGCCTGCGGTCAATCCTGTCTCAACCTCAAATATCGTTTGAAATGGATATGACATCCGTGCAGATTGTAGATGACGTAGTTGTTGGTTCACCGAGCGGTGATCCCGGTGACTACGTGCTCGACGATTCACGCCAGCTGTTTGCACCATTGCCTGGTGGGGCGGTTGCCGGCCAAGAGTCAGTGACATATAATAATTCAAAAAATCTGAATGCACGATCTCATGACAGGGACGAATCGGCAATGATCGGAGGCAGCGTGAATGATGTAAATGTACGCACTGTCGAATCGATTGTCGACCCATTCACCGGGAAAACGACTCGTCAATACAGCGTTGTCAAAACGAGGACAAATAGAAGCGGCGAAACTATTTATCGCGAGATTTTTTAGTTGCATGAAATATTCGATTTTGCATTCTCGAGGATACTTACAATGGACGCTTCTTGAACATTTGAAGCTAAGGAGAAAACATGGCTGAGCAAACATTTCGATCTCCTGGATTTTTCGACCAGGAAATAGACCTATCGGGTCAGCAGGTTGCGCCCTCTGGCGTGCCAGCCGGTGTTGTCGGCACATCTGAGAAGGGACCGGCATTCGTTCCGGTCACTGTCGGATCATTCGCTGATTTCGAAACAAAATTTGGGACACTCAACGCAAAACGTTTTGGCCCATACGCTGTTAAGCAATGGCTTGACAACAGGAACGCACTCACGTACGTAAGATTACTCGGCGCCGGTGCAAATGAGACTGCAACTGATATTTCAAACACCCGAGGGTCAGGAATTGTCAAGAACGCAGGATTCAGAATCACAGGTAGCGATTCTTTGAACACGGAACTACCGGGTAGCCAAGGGCTTGTCCAGTTTATTGTGGCTCGCCATGATGCGGTGGCAAACGATGAAACAAACGGCTACCCGATGTTTACTGATAACAGTAGCATCAACAACGCATCATCTATGAATCTCGTTCGTGGAGCAGTTTTGCTCGCGACGGGCACACGAATGATGGCGTTAGACAACACCGGTACGTATGCAGATCAATCTGCCGCCGGATACAACTCCGCAGTGGTCGGTTCGGTACCATCGAGCCCACTAACACAAAACAAGTACTTCAAGCTTGTTCTTAGTTCGTCATCTGGAAAAGATTGGTCATATGACGAAGGTTATGATGGCATCAAAATCCTTACGGCATCACTTGACCCGCACGATGCGAACTACATTGGCAAGATTTTGAACACCGACCCGCTGAAATTTCAAGAGGAGGAGCACCTGCTTTACCTCGATTTTGCAGTTGAGCATGCACTCGCTCCTGTGATTTCATCTGTTGTACCAACAGTCGCGCTGGTATCAGGTTCTGAAAATAAGAGCACCTCAGCAGGAACCCCTATCGGGTTTATGCAATTGTACGGGCGGTATGACACACGATACCAGACGCCACGCACAACGAATTTCATCTCGCAGCCATACGGTGATGCGGAGTACGATTTGTTCAGTTTCGAAACGATTGATGATGGTGTTTACGCCAATGAGAAATTCAAGGTTTCAATCGCTGGTCTTCGTGCGAGCACAAACGAAAAACAGCCACACGGTCTGTTTGAAGTGCAAATCAGGTCATTCGAGGACAGCGATGGTAATTCGGCAATACTTGAAAGGTACCCGAATTGCTCACTCGATCCCAACTCTGATCGATATGTGGCTCGCCTAGTCGGCGATAAAAAGGTTCGATTTGATTGGGACCAGGAATCACCAGATGAGCGTCGCCTCGTTGTGACAGGAAAGTACCCGAACGTTTCACAGCGTGTTCGAATCGTAATGAACGAGCAAGTTGAACTTGAAAAGGTTCCAAAGACTTCGCTGCCATTCGGTTTCAGGGGGCTTCCTGTTATCAAGACAACTGACACATTGACAGACGATGCCACGGCACTTCTCGGTCTCAATGGTGAGGTTATTGGTGGTGCAGAAAGGCGCCGCCTCGGTGTTTACCACACGTCTGGTACATCGGTAATGGCAACCACAGGTTCTATTGTTCCACCACTTCCTTTCCGAGTGAAAGTAACGAAGGGTGCAGTTCAAGGTGTGAGCCCAACATTCCTAGGCGATCCAGGTAGCACAGAACGTGTTGATGGTCGATTATACTGGGGTGTGAAGACTGATCCGTTGCCTGTTTCGTCAAGTAACGATTCAACACTCGGCATCGCTGATGCGGTCCTTCGCTCAAACGAGGGTGCAGGAATCAATCCACTCGTCAGAACATACACGAAGTTCCAAGGCATCACGAAGATGGACAGTTTGGTCACAGGATCCGGCGCCGACTTCTTTAATGACAACAAATTCACGTTGGCACGAGTTGCTCTATATAATGCTGCAACTCAGCTTTCTGATGTGACAACCCAGGTCACCGGTACAGCACGAGAGCACATGCTCCAGGCTGCATACGTAAGAAATGGTCGTCCGAACCCATCCACATACACCGTCACAGACGGCGCAAGGACAGGAAGAATCACAATGGCGTCGCTGATTGCAACATCATCAGCGCTGTTCAATCGTTTCACTGAGTATCACAAGTTCACTAACGTGTTCTACGGCGGATTTGACGGAACAAATATTCTCGACGAAGACCAAGGATACTTCAGGGATAAAGCGTTGTCGTCTGACACCGGTGGTAAAGCCCAGAAATCTCCAGTCGCTTCTGATCGAATCGGTCTTGCATTGATTGGAACAGACAACCAGGCTGGTGGAGGTCGACTAAACAACAACGTTGCGTCGATTCGAACAGCCGTTGACATCATCACGAACCCTGTTTCATCACGAATCAACCTTTTGGCAATTCCTGGTGTCCGTGAGCCATTCGTAACGGATCATGCATCTGACGCTGTAAAGTCATACGGTCTTGCGCTGTATGTTATGGATGCAGTGGAATTCGATAAGAATTCGAACCGATTGTACGACGATTCTGAAGCTAACTCTGATGTCACCAAGACAATCGACCAGTTTGAAACACGTGCAATTGATAACAACTACGTCGCGACATACTTCCCAGATGTTACAATCGAAGATAACGTGAACAACCGCGTCGTCCAGGTTCCGCCGTCTGTTGCTGCAATGGGTGCGCTAGGTTTCAACGACCGTGTCCAACAGGTTTGGTTTGCTCCGGCAGGCTTCAACCGTGGAGCGCTAGGCTTCGTGAAGAATGTAGAGAATAGGTTGTCGGCAAAGGATAGGGATTCCCTGTACGATGCGAAAATCAACCCAATCGCAACATTCCCGCGAGCTGGCTATGTAATCTTTGGACAGAAAACACTGCAGGTTGCACAAACGGCACTGAACAGAATCAACACAAGAAGGATGTTGATTGACGTAAAACGAAGGATTCGTTCCATCGCTCAAGGTTTGGCATTCGAACAGAATGACGCGACGACTCGAAAGAAGTTCTCCGCTGACTCAATTCGTGAGCTAACATACGTGCAGGCAAGACAGGGAATCGAAGCATTCCAGGTTACTTGTGATGAAAGCAATAATACAACTGCGGAGATTAACCAGAACAAGCTTCGTGGTCAAATCAAAGTGAAGCCCACCCGAGCGATTGAGTTCATCTCGGTTGACTTCATTATTACAAACAATGGCGTAAGTTTTGAATAAGACGATACGTAAAGGTAGGAGATAAAATGGCAGAATTCACTTTTCCAGTTAGTCCGGGTGTAGTGGCGAATGAAATTGACCTTTCAGGACCCACGCAGGTTTCTCCCTCTGGAATTCCTGCAGGTGTTGTAGGAACATCAGTAAGAGGGCCTGCATTCGTTCCAGTAACTATGGCAACATTTCAAGACTTTATTTCAACATTTGGAAATAGCGACGGCACAAAATTCGGACCGATCGCCATGCGTGAATGGCTGAGAAATGCCGGTTCAGGTGTGTTTGTTCGTGTCCTTGGCGCCGGTGACGGTTCTGCAAGGCTCTCGACAGGTAACAATCAGGGTAGGGTAACCAACGCAGGATTTGTTGTTGGCGAGCGTCTTGTTCAGCCAAACGGTTTAGTTGGTAACAACTCTAAGACCGGCGCTGAGAACTTGCCAGGCGGTGCGCTCGGGCGTTCATACATGCTGGCAGCTATTATGTCTGAGTCAAACGGTTCAACATACCTTAGCGACGCCGGCATCCAGAAGAACGTCAATGCAACCCCGGTTCTTCGTGGTATGCTAATGGCGCCTTCTGGTGTTATCCCAGCATTGAGTCACTCACTTGATCCTGCTGGTAACATGGCACCAGCAGCAAACGAAGCATCATACCCAACATTCGGTGCAGCCGGAGTTGGCAACGCTGGAGGAAATATTGGTAGCGTTGATGTTAGTAACTCGAAGCAGGAGTTCGTTCTCCTGTTTAACGGTCACAAAAACAATGCAACATACAAGAATGTTGTTACGGCATCATTCGACCCAAGCGTCCCGAATTATTTTGTGAACGTGCTCAACACGGACCCACTGAAAATCGAAGATGCTGGACATTATCTATACACGCATTACGACATCGATCCAGCTCTCGCAGTTGCAACCGGTACAAACGTGATCAACCCAACAGTCTGGTTCACAAACCATGAGCCCGTTGCTTTACTTTTAACTTCGACCCTAAATCGGGACGTAGGTTCTGCGACATCAGCAACGACCGTCGGCGTACCCAACTTCGAGAACTTCGAGGATAGGTTTGAGGCAGCATTCAGTCCATTTGTTGTATCACAGAAATTCGGTGGTGCAAACAAGGACTTGTTCAGGTTAACGACATTGTCTGACGGTATCATCGGGGCCGGCGAAGTCAAGGTTACAATTGAAAACATCGCGGCTTCATCGAAGGCAAACAACAAGTACGGCACTTTCGATGTGCTGATTCGACGTTTCACAGACAACGATTTGAACCCAGCAATCCTGGAATCATTCAGGGGCTTGAGTCTTGATCTATCGTCTGACAACTACGTTGCAAAACGAATCGGTGACCAGCGAACATACTTCGACTTCGAAGCTGCGACAGGAAATCAAAAGATTGTTGTTGAAGGTGATTACCCAAGCGTTTCAAACTACGTTAGAGTGACACTGAGCAGCGACTTGAAGAATGACCGATTGGACCCAACGGCGTTGCCAACAGGATTCCGCGGCCTCCATCACTTGGTGACATCTGGCACAACAATCGCAGGAACAGCAGGCTCAATCCTAACAGGAAGCTTTGCGACATTGCGAGGTTCGGTATCCGCCAGCATTTCATCTGATGTGCTCAAGCGGGTTGTCCAGCCTCCTGTCCCAATGCGTGAGTCGATCTCTACAGGCGCATCCCCAAAGAAAAATGTTCAGCAGTCATTCACGTGGGGAATCCAATTCGAAACGAAAACAAGCGTTTCACTTCCTAACAAGAATGAAAAACTGGATGCATCATTGCTATCTTTCACGAGGTACTTCCCGAAATTCCACACAAGCTGGCAGAACCCACTAGTCGGTGATAATGCTGGAGCGGCGGACGTGGGCGGAACGATTTTCGATGCTGACCGTTTCAACAATAACTTCTTCTCTCTTGAGAGGGTACAGGTTATTACTGGATCGAACGACAGACCAGACCCACAACAGTGGGCAGCAGCTTCGTATCGTCGAAACGGAACGCAGGCTTCGGTATTGGATGACCGTGATGGAACCTCGAAGACCAACGTTCGATTCTTGGATTCGACAAAGGACTTTGCACACATTCCAAGCCAGAAATACTTGAAGTTCACATTCCCGCTTCAGGGTGGATATGACGGAACCAATGTATTTGACTCTGCAAAATCAAAGTTCACCGATACAGCGGTTCGCCGTGAAATGGATGACGCAACCTTACAGGGCGGAAAGAACGGACCAACCGTTGCTGCATTGCGAAAGGCAGTCGACGTGATGGAAGCAAAACAGGACGTCGACATTCAGTTGCTGGCGATCCCTGGCTTGCGCCACTCATCTATAACTGACTACGCGATTGAATCAGTCGAACGACGATTTGATGCGTTGTATGTAATGGATATCGAGGAAAAGGATGAAGTCAATACATTTGTAACATCATCTGCTCAGGTAATCAGTGTGACGAATACTGTCAACACTTTCCAGTCGAGAGCTTTGGATTCATCGTTTGCGGCGGCATACTTCCCAGACGTGGTGATTCAGGACGTTGCAACCAAGACGAACGTGAAAGCACCGTCTTCGGCTGTTGTTCTTGGTGCAATGGCATTGAATGACGCAATTGGTCATCCTTGGTTCGCACCTGCAGGCTTCTCACGAGGTGCTTTGCAGAGCGCACTGTACCCAACAGTTGAGCTCCTGCAATCAAATCGAGATGCACTTTACAGTGCTGACGTTAACCCAATCATTGGCGATGTGCAGGCAAATTCTGGAGTAACCGTATTCGGCCAGAAAACATTGCTTGCAGCACAAAGTGCACTCGACCGTGTGAACGTCCGACGTTTGCTAATCGACATTCGTAGAAAGGTCCGAGATGTGGCACGAACATTCTTGTTTGAGCCAAACCAGGCATCCACGATCGCATCGTTTGAAGCGAGGGTGCAGCCAATCTTGGCAGCTGTCCAGTCACAAGGTGGACTGGATAGGTTTAAGGTTAAGATTGACGCATCTACCACAACACAGGCTGACATCGAGAACAACACCATCCGTGGCAAAATCTTCTTGCAGCCAACAAAATCAATCGAGTTCGTCTCGCTTGACTTCGTGGTAAGCAACAACATATAGGAATAGCACGTGAAAATCACACAGAAACAATTGCGTAGGTTGATCAAGGAACAAACCGACGACTGGTACGAGCCAGGCGACGGGAAATGGGATGACTACGATGATGATGAAGAATTAGCAAGTGTGATTGACGAAGATCCTACTGACATGGCCCAAATCCTGTTACGAAACAATCGCAACTGGAAACAGGGTCGAAACGCGGACGAAGTATATATTATGACAGGCGAAGCCGAGGGCATCACGGTCAAGGTTATGAGGAGAGGACGATGAAAATCACAAAACGGCAATTACAAAAACTTATTCAAGAACAACACGATCCAGAGCGTCTCGGCATGGAACCGGGGGAGGAGCTTGAGGAGCAGTTTGCAAATGCGATTGCAGAGGCTGTATCCGAAGGAATGGACCGCTACGATATAAAGCTGGCCTTCGATAATGCATGGGATTATGTTGAAGCAACACTCACGCACACCCCGGGATACTAAACAATGAAAATCACGCAGAAACAATTGCGTCGGCTTATCAAAGAAGAAAGAACACTTCTTTCCGAAATGAACCCTAACGGAACAATTTCTGATGATGAGGACCAGGCACGAGATGATCTTATGGCAGCTGTCGAAATACAGGTCGATGAGCTTGTACAATATATTGAAGAGCAAGCGTGGAAAATCGGCGGAGACTTTAGAGGTCCAGGAATCAGATATCAGGCATTGAAGATTCTCAATAAAAGAGTTCAAAGGAGATCACTATGAAAATCACACGCAGACAAATCAGAAATTTGATTAGCGAGCAGTCAGACAACGGTTTTTCAGTTGGCGACACAGTCGTTGCAACAATTTTCGGCAAGGCCAAAAAGGGAAAAATCACAGAAATGCATGGCATGGGTGACATGGCAAGCGTAGATTTTGGAAACGGAGACGTTTATGGAATTATGCTGAACAGGCTAAAACCTTCGAAACGGGTTAACGAGCAGAACTACGGCCGCGGTCAGAACTATGGGTACTCACCCACTGGTCGTCCACCTCGCAAACGCGGATTTAATCAGGCTAGCTCGGCATCAATGTCAGCGGCAAAATCATTGCGTGCAAAATTCAAACGACGATACCCTGACGCACAGATAAAAATTGATGGCAGAAACGGGTGGATCATCGTAAATGGAAAGAATGTCGTAAACATGGGTGCCAACGGCGCCAGCAATTATGACGAAATGGCAGAAAAAATGGAAGCTGCGTTATCAGGATTCTAGGTTTACCATACTTAGACTTGCAATATAGCGAAGCCTCAGTCTTAGGAGATTAAAATGGCAGAAACACTATCAGTAACGGACATGCTTCCGAATAAATTTGAACCAAAACGCCAGTTTAGGTGGGTCCTTGCTGTTGAGGGTATTGATGCCTTTATCGTAAAGACCGCTTCACGACCAAACATCGCGATTGAAGAGCTGGAAATCCCGTATATCAATCACAAACGATATGTGGCAGGCAAGGCGACATTCGAAACGCTTTCAATTACATTGCACGACCCAATTGCTCCGTCAGGCGCTCAGCAGGTTATGGAATGGATTCGAACACACTTCGAGTCGGTCTCAGGTCGAGCAGGCTATGCAGATTTCTACAAGCGCGACATTCAGTTGAAGATGCTTGATCCTGTCGGCACAGTCGTTGAACTGTGGGATATCCGTGGTGCATTCTTGACTGCAGCTGATTTCGGTACGCTTGATTACAGTACATCAGACGCTTCAGAAATCGCATTGACGGTCCGGTATGATAATGCCGTGCTTCAATATTGATGTAACGTTACGATAACGAGATTTTACATAATCCCTTCCTGTTGGTATACTAATATCATAGGGGAGGGGTTATGTTTTTATGCCCAAATTGTAATTACAAAACTGAAAAAATCAACTCGTTACGTGTTCATGCACAAAAAGTGCATAAACTTTCAAGCGAATCAATTTATCTGTCAACGGTTATTGGAGGCACACGGCCTACGTGTGCGTGTGGCTGTGAATCAAAGACAAAATTCCACGGCATCACAAAAGGTTATTCAAAGTTTTGCCCGGGTCATCAAGCAAGGATCAAAAACAATTGGGGACATAATGAAAATGCAAAGAAGAAAAGCCAGCAAATACGAAGAGGAATGTTGAAATCTGGAGAAATGGTCGTGTGGAATAAAGGCTTGACGAAGAATGATGACGAAAGACTTCTCAAGGCCGGAATATCAGTTGCAAAAACTTGGACTCCAGAAAAACGAGAAAAGTATAGCAAAATAATGTCAAAAAACAGGTTGGCTGGGATCATTCCATCCTTGACAGGATCAGCACACCCGCAATGGAAAGGTGGGACATCAACAATCGGTGCTTTATGTCATTCAAACAATCGATTATACAGCGAATGGAAATATCCAAAACTCGCAGCAGCAAAATTCAAATGCGAAAGATGCTCAAGCACCACAAAATTGCATGTTCATCATGATAAAGAAAAAATGGCTGCGATCATAAAGGGGCTCCGGAGCGACATTGATGACCTTGTCTTGACACCAAAGCAAAATCAAGCAATCGTTGAAAAAGTGATTGATTACCACACATCACAAAAAGTGTCCGGAATCGTCCTGTGTAAGGTTTGCCATGGGCATGAACATCCATCTTTGAATTTTGACAACTAGCTCAATCATGTCAATCATCTAACAACCCCAGTCGTCCATCCAGCCACCGGAAACTCATTCAATACATACTACACCACTTTATTAGTTACGGACGTCCAGAACCCATCATGCGTGATAATTAGTGATATGAACATCTCATCAATAAGAGCATTTGTCCGCACCACTCTCCTACAAGAAAAAGCTTCAACGGCAGAAATGGCCTCGAATGACAATTTAGCGCTGGCAACATATAAAGACCGTGACGAGTATGGCGACATTTCATATGTCCTTTTCGATAGAAATTTGTTCATTCATTTTTTCATACAAGAAGTCAAGGCAATTGCGAAAGACGATGGCATATCAATCTCTGACATAATAAGAGACGAGTTTGATGATGTCTTATCTGACTTATCTGCTAGAATGGCGGAACACGCAGTTTCGTTCGTCCTAGGCACAATTGACATAGAGAAGGCATGGGACGGGCCGAGTAACGACGCCAGTATGGTACATGCTCCGGCGGCCTCAAAAGGTTATGGCCCGTTGATGTACGATATAGCCATGGCAGACGCCGGCGAGCTCATGCCTGATCGTCAACCCGATGTGTCGAAATCTGCACAGAGCGTTTGGAAATATTACAAAAACAAAAGAAGCGACGTCGTATCAACACCCCTAGACAACATTCGTAATCCGCAGACACCACAAAAAACAGACGATGCCTCTGTTCATAAAAAAGGCAAAGAGAATTTTGGTAACTTCTTGGATTCATCGTACCATCTTAAGGGTAAGGGTCCTGACGTTGCTGGAATGACTGCATCATTTAAACAACTCGAGGCGTATGTTGGCAAGAAGCTAAACATAACTCCGTACACCCTCCATGACATTTTGTGGACTTCTGCCGAGGCTTTTTACGACATCAGGCACGACACAGAAAACTAACTCACGCGACTTTCACACACTTATACTTATGTTTACAAGCGTGCATACAGGGCTACAGTATGTATGTGACAATTACAGGAGTAATACGTGAGCAATAAAAGAGAAGGGAACCATGTTTTCGATGCCCAGCGAGCGCAAGCCAGCGGAATGCAGACAAGAAATGTGATGAGGGAAGATTTTGGAATGGAAATTCCAGTTGATGCCGCACCACTACCATCACAGGGAAAAATCTACCCAGAAGGTTCGGCGGCACACAATTGTGAAACGCTTGAAATCAGGGCTATGACGGCAAAGGACGAGGACATTCTAACCAGTCGTGCTCTCCTCAAGAAGGGCACGGTTATCACGGCACTTCTTCGTTCATGCCTGGTAAACAAAGCAGTCAGGGTTGATCAGCTCATCTCAGGCGATCGTAATGCGCTAATGGTTGCGGTCAGGATTACAGGATACGGCTCTGATTACGAGGTCGATATCCCATGTCCAGAGTGTGACCAACACCAAAAGCAAACGTTCAGTCTCGCTGAGCTTCCTATCAAGCGACTAGAAATCGAACCATCAGAACCAGGCGAGAACAAATTCACCTTCACATTGCCAGTTAGCAAGAAGGTCGTAACGTTCAGGTTCCTAACAGGCGCCGACGAACAGAATATTTCCCTAACGGCAGAGCGAAAGAGAAAGAAGAAGCTATCGGGTGATCTCGACAGCATGGTGACTAGTCGACTCCAAGCGGCCGTTGTTGCCGTTGATAACATTGAAGACCGTTCAAAGCTCGCAATGTTTGTGAATAACATGCCGGCTCGAGACAGTCGGGCACTTCGCAAGTTCATGAATGATAATGAGCCGGGTATCGAGATGAAGTGCGTTATGACTTGTGAAAGCTGCTATGAGTCTTCGGAGGTAGACCTGCCCATCGGCACTTCGTTTTTTTGGCCTGACGCCTAATGACAAAGAGGTCTACCTCGAGCCTATATTTTCATTGATGTATTACATGGGCTTTACGTTTTATGATGCCATGAATTTGCCGATTTGGCAGCGTAAATGGTTCGTACAAAGATTCATCACGGAAATTGAGTCAAGCAACACATCAAAAAGCGTGACCGACAATGCTCCGGACCAAAGAGCGCTAATGGGGCGCCAGAGAGAACAGGTACCGGCAAGATTACGTAGATTCACCTAACTTTTTCGAAGTCATATTTAGTATAGAGGTGTGGCATGGCAGAAGAAGGCTCAGTCCAACTACAAATACAGAATCAAATGAACGAAGCCGTGAAGGCTCGTTCTACTTTGCTTAACACTCAAACTAAGATTTTGTCGACGCAACTTGATTTGGTTGTCAAAATGCGTAATGCTTTGAAAGGTGAAGGCCTCAAAGAGGCACAGAAGGCAATTGATGATGTAAACAAAGCTTTGGATGCCAACATCATTGCCAGCGAAAAAGCCGCTGAAGGTAACCGTGATCTAGGAACCGCAGCCGCAGAAACTGGCCAAAAGCTGGAGAAGACAAAAGAGTCCCTTGTCACCGGCAAAAAGGTTTTCGGTGTGTTTGCTGATGCAATGTCAGCTGGTATCAGCACAATGACAAATGTTGGGAGTTCAATCCTCAACATCGCCGGCGCTATTGGTAAGTTAGGAATCACAATACTATCGACGCCATTCAAAATATTTGATGCATTTGTTGAAACAGCACAGACACTTCCAAGAAACACGGCGATTGTTGATGCCCTAGAGGACATCCGCGACGCATTCGGTGATATTGCAACAGGACCAGGAAAAGCTGTTGCAAGCCAACTGGGCACGATTAGCAAATCAGCAAGGAATCTGGCTGGGACTGGGTTGAGCGTTACTCGAGTTTTCGGTTTCGGCGCAGAGGGAATCGCAGGAGCGCTCAAGGCTGTAAACGAATTGGCCCAAGGCACCGGTGAATCGTTCACACGATTGAAAGGGGTTTTCCAAGAGTCCGGCTTACAGCTCACGATGATGCAAAAAGGCTTGGGCGTCACGGCCGAGAACATGGGCCAGTTGATGAATATCGCTGAACTCCGTGGTGAAGATGTTGGCAAATCGCTCGAGGAATTCTCAAAAATAACATTGCAAACGGCTGACGAATTTGGAATGGGCGTTAAAACCATGGCCAAAGGAATGGCAGAACTTAATGTAGAAGTCTCGACGTTTGGTCACCTGGGCCCGAAAGCATTTGCACCGATGGTTGTGTATGCAAAGAAATTGGGTATCGAGGTGAAGCAACTGTCAGGAACAATGAAGAAATTCTCAGGGTTCTCTGACACAGCAAAAGCTGCATCAGAATTGGCTCAAGGTTTCGGTATGAACATCGATGCTATGAAATTGATGGCTGCGCAGAATCCTGCCAAGAAAATTGATATGTTGAGGAAGTCATTTTTCAACGCAGGCAACGACATTTCGAAGATGAGTTACCAGCAACGACAATACCTCGAGCAAACAACCGGTCTTGAAGGAACAGCGTTGGAAGCTGCGTTCTCACTGGACAAACAAGGCCTGTCATACGAGAACATTGAAAAACAGGCAAATAAAGCCGGCAAGCGGCAAATTACACAAAAGAAAGTAATGCAAGATCTCGGTAAGCAAATCAAGAAACTCAATCATTTGATGAACGTCGAAAAATATGCCGGCTTCTTTGATGCGTTCATCAAAGGCTTTGGCGTTGGGCTTCTGAAGGCTGGCGGAATGCGCGGCGCCCTGAAAAATATCCAGAAGGTACTTCTGAAGGTGCACGTCGCCGGCCGTCAAGTTGCAAAAATGTTCGTGAAATATTTCCCCGGTGTACAGACGATGCTGTCGGCGATAGGCGAATTGTTTGATCCTGCAAAGATAGACGGATTCACTGACGGCATAAAGCATGCATTCAAAACACTATTCCAATCGAAAAATGGGTGGGGTCAGTTCTTCACTGACATTGAAAATGTATTTGAAGAACGTGCTGGTGTGGGCGGAAGCATACTAAAAAAGCTAAAATCCGGATTCAACAAGTTCGCAACTTTCATTTTGAAGGGCGTAACCTCAGGTATATCAGCAGCTGTCGGGCAAATAGGCGAAAAAGTATTGCCAGCGATACAAAAATTCCTTGATGGTCTGGCATCTGACCTGGCCAAAGAAGAGAATAAAGGAAAAGGTCTGTTATCGGTGTTGTTCCAGAAAGCATCATCATCAGACATAACTAAAAAGTTTGGGCCGCTGATGGAGCCGGTGCTTGGTGCTTTACAAAAAGCGTTTACGACATTGGCACCTAAGGTCGGCAAAATACTCGAGACAGCTTGGCCGCTTATTAAGCCCTATGTCATGAAACTCGCCGGCGTCATGGCACTTTCATTCGCCGCAGGATTCGCAAAAAGCCTCATAGGCGGAATTGCATCCATCGGTATGTCTGTCATCGGCGCGAATATTTGGGGCGGAGCTAAAAAAAGTGTCGAGAAGGCATCTGGAAAAGAAGGGCTTGTCCTGCAATCAACGATTCGCGACAAGCTGGATCTCCATGTCAACTCAGCAATAAATAAAATCGATAATACTAAAATTGGCAAAAAGCTACTTGAAAAATTCGATCGTGTAGCGCTGAAATTCGGCCCGAAAATTGCCGCAGTTGGGACAAAATTAATACCGATTGCAGGCTGGGCAATTGCAATAGGCGACGCCGCGTTGAGCATAAACAGTCAAATGGACAAAATGGAGGGCAGCTTACAAAAAGATTATGGGAAGCTCGAAGGTACAATTGGCGCTGGCTCAGCAGGCATGCTCGCTGCATTGACATTGGGATTGCTTCCTGACACGATTTATAAAACGTTCGGCGAAGGTACTGCATCAATCGTAAAGTCTATGCGCGATATGAGCAAAAAAATTGGTATGGAGAATATATTTGAGACGTACCTGAAGGGCATCCGCGGCCAGATAAAAATATTCCAGGGTCTCGGAGATGTACTCGTCGGCATATTCGAAGGTGATACAGATCGGATCGGCACTGGATTAATCAGAATGTTTGATGGGCTTATGACAAGCCTCACGCTGTTCCCGAAGATGCTGTTTAGTGCAGTCATCGATTTGGGTCCAACGATTATCAAGGGTTTCTACCGCGCGCTGGAATTTATGTTTTTGGACATTCCGATCGGCATATTCGACATTGTTGTGGGCGCAGTAAATGGTTTCGTCGCCCTGGTCTCCGGAGACGGCAAGGGGTTCAGTGGCACCGTCGGTGCAATCGGTGATGCACTCGCGAACATGTTTAGCAGTCCTTTGGGCTTGCTGCAAGCAGCGCTGGAGGAAACTGCGAACAATTTCATGGAGCAGGGCAAAAGGATTTTCCTTAAGATCAAGCTTGTTGTGGCCAAAGGGCTGAACGTGATCGGCCAAGTTTCAGATGCAGACGTCAAGGCTGCGAAGATCAATCTCGCCACATTCAATGATGGCGTTAAAGAATCTACAGAAAAAAAGCTTAAAATTATTGAAGTTGCAAAAAAAGATAGCGAAAATAAAATTAAGCAAATGGGCAAATATAAAGACACCAGCTGGCTTGATATGATAGGTGCCCCTTTGGATGCAATGAAAAAAATGGAGGCTGCAAAAATATCAGCAGCTGAAAAGAAGAATTATGAAAAAATGTCTGCAGCACGCAGAATGGTTTCACAGATTGATGACATAAAAGATATAGAAAAAAAGCTAGCTGCTGCCACAAAAAAATTAGCAAAAATTAACATCAAGAAACTAAAAAAGGATGTAAAATACTCAGTCGAAAAGCTTGGGCAGATATTTTCCGAAATCGCGACAGTTTTAGATGCTGGTAAGCTAAACGAAACAGCAAAAATAATCGCCCCGGCGTACGACACTTTTTCTTTGGCCATCGACCAGACACTGGTTCCTATTATGAAGCTCAATGATAAATTCATAGCGCTGAAAACAGGTATGTTGGGAATTACAGACAGCACCGGTATAGCCGTAAAGGCGATGCGTAAAGCACCGTTTACAAGGCTCACAAAAGAGCTACCGCATATGGAGGCAGCAATTCTCGGTATTGACAAGGTGGTCTCGTCTGTCAATACTGCAGGCGGCAAGCTAACAAACGAAAATATCTCAAAGATGCAACCCGTTCTTGATGCTATAAAGGGTTTCAAAGGCGGTAAGATTGAAGTTTCACATAACCTGCCCAATACTAAAATAGAGCTTACTGTGAATATAGACAGCAAGAAGCTCGCCGAAGCACTTGTGGCTGTCGACCTAGGCAAAACACCAGCATCAACAAGCCCTAACGACAGAACGTATTTAAGCACACAAAAAGGCCAAACGAAATTACCTGGAAGTAAATGAAAACCGACGATGAAAAAATTGATGCAGTCAAAAAATGGCTTGTAACTGAATCCGCAACTGGAAATGAGCTAGCGGCGGTATACTCATCTTTGCTAACATCGGCAAACACAGAAATTACGTCGCACTATTATCTTATGCTCCACGATATGTTAGAATCATTCAAGAAAGTTGCGGCATCTTTCAAGGACAAGTAAATGTCAAAAAACACATTCGAGCAAATCGCAGCACAGCAACTGACAGATCCTGCGTATGACCCGCAATCAGATGATAAGAAGAGTCTGGAGGGCGTCCCGGTCACGGAGCCCAATCAGGCAGACCTCAGTTCGTCGGGCATAACTGTACTCGGTTCATATCTCAATAGCTATACAACGTCTGGCCGGCGACAAAACGGAACAGGCAACGAATTCTATCCATCATGGGAGGCGTCAGAAGCACCTTCGCTGAATCGCCCAACAGGAAAAAAAGAGATTCAAAAAGAAGGCAAATCATTCCTGCAACAAGACGATAATGCAAAGATTTCATCCGATGCCTTTTTCGACACGAAAGATTTAGAAGATCTCCTGAGCAAAGATGGAAGCAAAGAAAGCCCGTCGGGCAATGAGCTACTCCGCTCGGTTGAGGGGAACGACCACCCGTTAGTTAGGGCTGTCCTGGACAAGCTTACCAAAGATAACGTGTACACCCCTGAAAAGCATACACAGTTCATCAAGGACAACGGAACGACCAACGAAGAAATCGCGACACGAGGACTGTTCACAATACAACGCGATCTGGGATCATTTATCCTGGATGGGAAACAAGGAAAAAATGAGTCGTCGGGTCGCCGCGTTCAAGTTTCAGACATGTCGAAGATGGCACTCGCATTGCTTGCCCAGAGTGTAGGAAACTACACCGCCGCCGGTTCAATCATGGAAAACGGTACGATATCGTTTCTTTCGAGGAACCTTGCCAACCCTGTTGAGCAATTGGGAATTCAGGGAGTAAGTGTCGATCGCCTAAGACTGTCCGGGCTTTATAGCTCGAACCCAGACATCCGTAGGCTCATCGATGGTGCCAAAGGCCAGAATGATCTGATAACAACACAGAATCAAACAAATCTCAACAATCGCGGCATATCATCAGATGGTGGAACCGATCCAAAGCTCCAGTCATCAGCATATAACAGCGTGTCACATTCACAATTGAACTCATTCATGGCACCATTCGGTGGCCTAGTAGGCAGCGCAGGAATGCTGACAATTGCCATCGAGGGTGTTTTAGGATTACTCGCGATCTCACTATTACTTTCAGCATTACCTAAAGGAGAAACAAAGGACTACATCGATCCCGAGAGTCCATGGCTGTACGGGTTAGGCTCACATAGGAAAAATGAAACGACAGGAGCAACGACGATACTTTATGATCTGTTGCGAATCACAGACACAGACTACGATTTCAAAAGTTGCGTCGAGACTGGAATTTTATTGCTGCTGGGTTTCAACCCGTCAGTGGGAAAAACCGGTCTTAAAGCGGCGCTTTCAAACCCGGCAAGCCTGGGTGTATTTGCAGCCAACCTGGCGCTGACTCCGTCATACTACGCAAACCTATTTCGACAAATCACTCGTGATACGAATGATGTTGTTGCAGGTTTCAGAGAAATCGGAGGAACATACTCAAGCGGTCTAACATCAATAGCAGCAGCAATAGACAAACTGGTGAACTCAAAAGCATACCAATTTGTGATGATGGCTGCAGGTGTGGGAGATGCGGCCTTAAAATCGATAAACGGCCAACTCGATATGGGCACTACAAATGTGTTGCTTCAAAACCAAGACATCGTACCGGAACAGCTTGAAGATAAATCTTCGAAAAGCTTCAGGGCGCTTGGTGATTGGCGTCGGCATGTCTCTAGGTGGTCAGGAGGCCGGAACCCGTTGTCATTGCATACTTTCCCCGCCGCGATTGTTCGACAAACTGAAACCGCAGGTAAGCACACCGCGATTAGATCATACAAAAAGCCAAGTCGGGATGAGGTAGAATCGATTGAAAATGATCTGGATGCTGAGTACATGCCATTCTATTTTCATGATTTGAGAACACACGAAATTATATCATTACCTGCGTTCATCACACAGTTTGATGAAAGCTTTAATGTAACATACAACTCAAACATCGGGTATGGACGACAAGATCCTGTTCGAATCTATGATAACACAGAGCGTTCTATGAGCTTCGGTTTCAAACTTGTTGCATTCAACAAAGAGGACTTTGATGAGATGTGGTTTATGGTTAACAAATTAGTCGCTATGTGTTATCCGCAGTACTCCAAAGGCCGCGAACGACAGTTTTCAGAAAATGAAACAGAATATAAGTTCACACAACCATTTTCACAAGTACCGGCCGCAAGCCCAATGATTCGTTTACGTCTAGGTGATGTACTGAAATCGAATTATAGCCTAAGCTCGGCAAAGAAACTGTTTGGCGATCTGTCGATTGAGGCAGCCACCGAACGAAATGAATACGAAGTTGCAAAAGCAAACAATATTGAGAAGGCGAGGAAGAAGTTTGAAGCTGACAAACTCGGCACAATGTTCGAATATGGTAAACTCAAAGATCCTACTAAAACATTCCCATACGCAAGTCTCGGCGGAAGACGGAAAGCTACATGGCCAGACTATGCAGTTGTCAATTTTGTGCCAGCATCATTCGCCGGCAAGTTTAATTTAGGTTCTATCATTCCAGGCACGAAAGATAATCAGCGCGACGTAATTGCGAAGTCAACAACAGGATCTGGTAGGTATATCATAAAGGTTACTGCTGCCGACATCGCGTTTGACGTTGCATCTGCAAAAAAAGCAATATCAGCAGACGTCGAGGCCGCGAAGGCGAAGCTTGATGCAAAACTAAAACTAATACGTGCGCCGACAAATACGCAGCAGTCTGACTTCTTCAGGCCAGAAAATAATGCAATCATAAGATCATTCAATTCAACACGAGGTAAAGGTCTTGCAGGCGTTATCACATCATTGGCATTCGATTACGGAACGTACCCGTACGAGATAACCCCAGGAAGTAGGGCACCAAAAATGATCGATGTATCACTTGGCTTTGCGCCAATTCATGACTTGCCACTTGGGTTGGACTATAAGGGCGAATTACGGGCGCCATCACACCCAGTCGGCGGTATCGCCGGCGATTTTGGTGATGTGTACGATGATGTGCCGCCATCAGCTGCAGATTTGGAAAGCGTAAGCTCGCAAATATCAGATCTGTTCGGCTCCAATACAGTAGCTGGCCAGGAAACAATGGAGCGTTTATCAAAGATCGCAAAAGGCCCGAATGACAAATCGAAGGGGGCATAAATGGCATCAATAAACAGATATGAAAATGACAAGCTGGTGTCAGCCGGCAAGCTTTTAGGGACTAACGCCGCGATAATAAAACTCAGAAATGCGATTTCAGCGGGCACAATACAAACGACGGCGACAGTGTTAAGAGGCGCTCAGCGCCTCGACGTAATTGCCCACGATAGTTATGGAGACGGTCGGCTTTGGTGGGTTATTGCGGCGGCATCAGGTATAGGTTGGTGGCTTCAGGCCCCCGCGGGCACTCGGATCGTAATCCCAAGCGATATCAGCGCGGTTTTAGAGGTAATCTAATGGCAGTTCGAACAGCGAGAAAAATATACAATGACTTAGCACGATACTTCGGACTGCGCGAGCAGGATGCATTTCTGTCTGCAATTGAAAGCTCATCGGCGAAATCAACAAATTCAACACGTCAAACCAGCAAGGACATATTCTTTCAGGAGATTTTTGGTGACGGTGTCGAGTTCATGTCAGACGCTGAAATCTATAAGCTGCTAAGTAGCTACGGCAAAAATGCAAAAATCGATGTTTGCGTGACGCCAGCAGATGAGCAAGGCAGTATACCAGACGATGTATTGAATTTGCCGGGTAAAGATCAGGGGTGGGGTAAACCAAAAGAAAAGCATTACGGAATATACACAGATCTTATCCAGACATCGAAAGTGGCTGAGCATTCATCGACTGTTTACCAGGTTTTCCCGGCTGCTCGAGGACATGACATTGCAGACACCGAAATCATCACACTGTTTCTGAGCAACTTGACATCACTAGAAATGTCTCGTGCAGTGCCGTACATCGACATCGCAGTGTCGACGGCTGTAGGGGAAGCCGGCGTTGATAAAGACACCGGAAACTTCGTGCAAGACGCACATTTTTCACTGGGTAGGTTTTTAGGTGCTGGTAAGTCTGAAAAGGCTCTCCGAGGCAAGTTTTTGGGTGAGGTTGGAACTGCTGACACGTTTGCGTCTAGCAAGCAATCAAATTTGCAAGCTGTTTCGTCAATGGAGGTTTTTACGTCTCCACAAACAATGGTGAACGCCGATAGAACATATGAGGCAGGTGAATCGAGGCCAATTGATAAGTTCCGGCCGTTTTTGAGTCTTGATGGGATAGAAATTAGCATTGTACCAACAGCGTTTGGAACTATTTCTCATAAGTCTGCGAAGCTGAATATGAAACTGTTCGACAGAGGCCGCCTGCAGGATATTGCCCCACTAGTTTCACCACAACGAAAAGGAAACATACAGTTTTATATCACATACGGCTGGTCGCACCCAGACGGCCAGTTTATACAAAGGGATGCCGATGCATCACAGGCAAAAATGGGCGACCTGATAAATGCAATGCGTATATCAGAGGCATATATTGTAACAAACAGCTCGTTTGAATTTGAAAGTGACGGAACTGTGGCGATCAGCGTTGACTTGGCAATGGTAGGTACAGGCGCTGCGTCGGCAACAGACATCCTAAGTGTTGCCGACAACGAAAGCGTTGCTAGCGTGATGTCTGTTATGCACGCAATTCAGAAAAAGATGCGAGACATTCAAAAAAGGATGCCGAACGTTAGCATTCCCCAAATCGTCATGGGCATAAGCCCAGAGAACGTTCTAAACCTTACGAAGAAGGATAAAAAAGCCCTGCATAAGGCATCCGCGAAGCTCAGAAAATCAGGAACAAGCCTAAAAGACATCAGCGCCGAGCTTGTCAAGTTAATCGGTGTCAGATCCCGTGGTAAGCAGTCATTGTTAAGTCGTGCTGAAAAAACAGTGCAAGATAATATCAATGATCATATCGACTACCTTCGTTCAACCCCAGATCCATTTCTTCGACCGACTAAGCTCGGCGTTACATCATCGAAACTAAGTGGTAGGCACCTCACCAAGGCCGGCAAGCTTAACCAAAACAAGAAATCAAAAGCTGGAAAGCAGTCGTATATCTCATTTGGAAAGCTGATGACGCACTTTTTGACGCCAGTGTTCTCATCAGACAATAATGATTTGCAGTTGGTTTTTACGCCATTCAACAGTTCAGCCGGGGCGATGTATGATCACAATATTTCGCAGTTCCCAATTGACATTGACGATTTACGAAAATATCTCGTTGCCGAAGCGAAAAAGAAGACAAAAATCTCAGCGTATGAATTACTGCAGTTTGTAGAGAAGTACTTTTTGTCATTTCAAGGAAATAGCGCGTATGGTCTATCAGGGATTTACAGGCCTGACAAGCGAGATGATAAAACCCATGCCGCTGTGTATAGAAGGGAGATTGACAGGATACTAAGCAAAAAAGGAAACAGAAAATCGTTCAACAATAAGCTCCATGAGAATTTGCGAAACATTTATGAAATGAAACGAATCAGGCCAACGTTTAGACCACCACATGTGACAATGAATATTGTGACAAGAAAGAGTTCCGACAACTCAGGAAAGAACATCACCCGGGTGACATTTTTTGATGCCGCCGCTGGCCAGGTTATGCCGATCATAGACACATTCAACAAAGCAGCTCGATTAGGTCACTTCGTAAATGATTCGCTTAATGGTCCTGCAAACGAAAGAGGGGCGAGGCACAGCGAAACGTCAGCCGCAACATACAAAACTCTCCGTGATAGAAAACTTACGGCTTCACTTGCTGACCATCTCGACGGCGGCACAAAGAAAATTGATGACATCATCGAGGAAATAAAAAGGATATCGAAGGCTGATAAACTCCCGTTCCCACCAAAGAAAGAAATTGAACTAAGGGAGCGCCTCAACGCAACAGAGGTTTTCAATTTCAAAAAGGCAAAAAACAACATCAAAGAACTGTTTTTTGAGTTTGCCCCGAGTCTTATATATGGATCAGCAGGATCTGGTATCCTGTCGGCGAATTTGGCATCTCAACAAAATGATGCCCTCCTGTCAATCGCGCTAACGAAGGCAATAACTGGAAAAGATGGAGTCGGAGCAAAGGAAGATATGTCACTCCCACTGATGGTTCACCCTACGACACTGAGGCTGGAAACATTTGGATGCCCGTATTTCCGGATGGCGCAGAAGTTTTTTGTTGACATGGGAACGAATACATCTGCTGACAATTTTTATGCAGTAACAAGTGTGAGCCACACAATCAACCGAGGCGAGTTCAAAACAAACGTCGATATGATTCAAACTGATGCATACGGATCGTTTGTCCATGTAGACAGCGAAATTGAAGATACGATCATCACTGTCGAAATTGCGAATGCATCGCAACGAAAAAAGTCCTGAAAATCTGGCATAACTTTGTTAGTATTACTACATGGATTTATGCCTCCAAATCAAAAATGAGCTTCTTAGGGTCGGCAATGTTGCAGAAGATCTTGACGGGATTCTGACGCTTGATATGCTCGAGGAATTTCTATCGATCGTCGACAATGAAAAGTACCAATTCGTTGGTGACGAAACACTTGCCATGACGAACATCCTCACAAGCGATTCATCATTGTGGCCCGTCATGATTGCAAAAAAGAAGCGGGATGAGATTGTCGCGGCTGCTCTTCGGGCAATGAAGCAAGCGATGAGTTTCGATGAAAACCAAACGTACTTGTCAACATGGCTGCAGGTTCGGGGTTTCCTTGACAGTTTGCACAGGATCTACACGGTTCCGAAGCCATGGAGCACAATCCGCCAAGAATCACAAATCATGAAAGGGAATGCATTCAAGGCATCAATTTTGACCGGAATTCTTCCAAGGGTGAAGTACTCAACGGCGGGTTCTGCAACGGGTCGCCTGACGATTACCAAGGGGCCGAATTTTCTTGTCGCCCCTGCAAAATCACGAAAAGCTCTCCGGGCGTCAAATGAAGAATCAGACATAGCAATTATTGATTTCACGTCCATGGAGCCACGAGTTGCCCTAATGCTATTGAAACATGATATCGGAGACATGGATGTGTATGAGCATCTTATGGATGCCTGTGATATTTCGACAAGACCAGTAGCCAAGCTCGCGACGATCTCAGCATTATATGGAGCGTCAGCACGTAGCCTCATAGAAACAGTAAAGTCAAAAAGTAAGGCGACATCAGTCGTGGCAAACGTCAAGGCATTTTTTGATGTGTCGAGCCTAGAGGAAATGCTAGAAGAACAAGCCAGACAAGGATTGGTCAGGAACTTTTTCGGGAGACCGCTCTTCGACGCGACAAAAACGGAAAGAGTAAGGGTTAACCACTACATTCAATCAACCGCTGCCGAATTGGCAGTATTACTATTCGCGAAGCTGTGTGACGCGGTACCTTCCTTAAAGCCTCAATTGGTGATTCATGATGCTTTAGTAGCTGAGGTTCCAAAGCACGACATTGAAAAATTGAAATCCGCTCTGAGGAATCTTCAGTTTGAAAACACAAAGTTTCCATCGACGCTGGCTATTGTTTGATATTTATTATGTGGAAAGGTGATACAATGAACGACAAACTTGATGCGATGCTTTTAGAAGCGGTTAAAGATTTTCTACATGAGGAAAAAGCCAGTAAGAGTAAGGTGGACTATCGGGGAGCGTATGGCACCGGCGGTGCCTTTAGCAAAGAGATCGCGTTTACTAAAGGCCGGGCTGAAACTGATCCAAAAGGCCTATTACGCGATCTCGGTATAACTCAAAAAGCAGAAGGAAAGACTGACGCAATCAAAGCGGCATCTATCTTGCAACAAGCAATTCGGGCAAACGAGACCATGGCTGAGGCCTTCGGTGACGTCAAAAGAACGATGACGAAGACTTCAAAAGGTAAAGACATTGAAGGTTTTAGCATTTCGTTTGATGACGATTTGAAACAACGTGATGCAACGAAATATCTCGTCATCACCTTACGTGCTGCGGAGAATGGTGGCGTGCTGCACCTCGACAAGGGCATCAGTTTTGCTAGTGCTAAATTGGTTTCAAAACCAACAATTTACTCAAAGTAATTGAAAATATTCCGCTATATGACTATAATGTTATCATGGAAAATTTTGAAGAACTAAAACAAACGTATAGCATGTATTTGACACTTCTCGAGAAGTTCTTTCCCGAATCCGTCGATGCAATTAAAGGCATCGAAGCAGATCTTGGAGAACGATTATTTCTTGCGCCGAGAGACATAACCCCAGATTTGGGCGGGGTTCCAGGGGGATTAATATCGTTTTCACTGAATGTGGCTAAGCGGACGAAGATATTTCATGAAACTGTCAATCATAGATCGTTGGTGAGGGTTGCCTTACTTCATGAACTGGGTCGTGTCGGTGGTCCTCACGCTGATTTGTTTGTGACGGAAACGTCTGATTGGCACCGAGAAAAACTGAATCGCAACTACAAATACAATGAAGCATGTCCAAAAATGTCGTCATCTCATAGAACGCTATTCTACATAGCGAAGTATGGTTTCAAGGTGACGGTGGACGAGTGGGTTGCCATCTTGACATCGGCCGGGTTTCAATATGACGAGAACCGTTTTTACGCGAATGAGAACCTACCATTGGCCAGCGCGCTACAAATGTGCCGCACGTTAGAGTTCAATGAAATGAAACAAAAGTGAATATAATGTTGTCAAAACGAATGCAACAGGATATTTAGATACATGAAGAATAACAAGGAAAAGAGCCTTTGGGAAGTTGTAAAGTGGATGCATGAAATCTATGATAAGGGTGAGGACGATGATCCATCGACTGAATTGCTCGTAGAACCAGACGCATCGACTGAAAATGAGGAAGATGCCCAAGAGCAAAGCGTTGCAGCCGGTGTAGCCGGTGTCACGACTCCGCTGGGAACAGACTCAGCATATCCAGACAAGAAGTCCGCAGTCGCGGCATCCGGTGGCAACGCAAAAGCACCAAACACTAAATAAATATTTGAACAACAGCAACAAAAACAATAAGATATAACATACAAATTTGACAAATTGCAAATTGTGGAAGCCTAATTTATAAACTTGGAGGTTTAAGATGGCAGTTAATTTAGAAGCACTACGTAAGAAGTTGGCCCAATTGAATGGTGAGGGCTCTCGAAAGAATGCGTTCTGGCGACCTGAGAAGGGTAAGGAGTCCGTTGTACGACTCATCTCTTTTCCAGACAACGACGGACAACCGTTTAAAGAACTTTGGTTCTACTACAACATCGGAAGCAATCGCGGCCTGTTGTCACCGAACCAGTATGGTAAGCCTGACCCAATTCAGGAGCTAATCAACAAGCTACGTGCCCAGGACACAAAGGAAGGTTACGAGCTTTGCAAGAAGCTATACCCGAAAATGCGTTCATACGTCCCAGTCATCGTTCGTGGTGAAGAGGACAAGGGCGTTCGTTTGTGGGGCTTCGGAAAGCAGGTTTACCAGGACTTGATTACCACAATGCTTGATTCTGACTTTGGCGATATTACAGACCCGAAGAACGGATTTGACATCAAGGTCACCGTGACCCAGCCTGCTGGTCAGCAGTACGCGAAGACGACTCCTCGAGCTCGTCCAGTTCGCTCGCCGTTGAGTGAGGACAAGAAGCAAGCGAAGGAATGGCTCGACGCCATCCCGAACCTTGATGACCTGTTCACCTTGAAAAGCTACGATGAGTTGGAAAACATCATCAACGCGTGGTTGGAGAACCCAGACGACGATGCGCCCTCGGCTCCTCGTCATTCCCCAAAGAAAGCCGACGAGTCAGAGGAAAAAGCAGGTGATGCTGCTAAGCCTTCGACGTTCCAAGAGTTGGACGACGCTTTCGCTGATTTAGACAAGATGTAAATGACTGTGTAAGGTCAGCGACAAAGCGGGGACGGCATTTATTGTCATCCCCGCTTTGTTCTTTGGAGGTAAAAATACTAATATTACATACATGGAGAAAATTATGGTAGTAAAAAAGAAAGTAACGCCAAGAAAGAAACCAGCGCCACGAAAAAAGAAAGTCGCTAAGAAAGACGAGTTGACCGAGGACTTTACAAAAGACCTGATTGCCTCGCTAAACAAAGAATTTGGTTCAAAGGTTGCGTATAATCTAGGCACCGAAATTTCTCCTACACATGTAAAGCGGTGGATTCCAACAGGATCACGCCAGATTGATTACATGGTCGCAAACCGCCGCCATGGCGGGCTTCCAGAAGGTCGTATTATCGAAATTTTCGGTCCGCCTTCGATCGGCAAGTCACACATCGCAACCCAGATTGCAAGGTCAACTCAAGAAATGGGCGGGCTGGCTGTATATATTGACACCGAGAACGCAACCTCAGTTGAGAATCTGGCAATGCTCGGTATCGATATTTCAAAACGATTCGTTTATGTTGACCAACACTGTACAGAAGACGTCTTGAAAACCGCAGAGTCCACGATCTTGAAAGCGAAAGCTATGAAAAAAGACGTGCCGATTACAATAATCTGGGATTCTGTCGCAGCATGTTCCCCAAGGGAAGAACTTGACGGTGATTACGACAAAAACTCAATTGGACTTCAAGCAAGAGCTATCTCAAAGGGCATGCGCAAAATCACAGGTGTCATTGGAAGCCAAAATGTCCTCCTTGTTTGCCTGAATCAAACGAGAACGAAAATCGGTGTGATGTTTGGTGACCCAACGACGACTCCAGGTGGTGCCGCGATCCCATTCCATTCGTCAGTAAGGATCAGGCTCGGTGCCGGTCAACAAATCAAAGCCAAAAATGGAGATGTGATCGGCATCCACGTGTGGGCAAAGACAATCAAAAACAAGGTTGCCATGCCCTTCCGGAAAGTCAAATTCGAAATCCACTTTGGTAAGGGCATTTTTGAACATGAGCAGATTTTTGATGTGTTGCGGAAACACGGCCCTGAAGATATTGATGGGAAAACGATATCAGTCAGCGGAGCCGGCGCAAGCAAAGATTTCATTGTCACCGACACAGAAACCGGCGAAGTCCTTATCGAAAAGAAGTTCTACAAATCGAAATTCAACAAACTCCTAGATAGCGATGAATATGGTCCGTACCTCGCAGATTTGTTCGACAAGGTTTACGTGAAAACAATAGCGAACCCATATGACATGGAAATCGACGAGAACTCATATGAAGAGGTAAGTGCCTTAGCGGATGAGCTAGGAGCCATCGACGCCGATGTCCTAGAGGAAATTGCATAAGATGAATCAGCCTGCCCACCAAGATCGTCCAGTTTTGATTATCGACTTCATGAACATGTTCATCAGGCATTTCAAAGCCAACCCGTCAATGGCATCCACCGGAGAACCAGTCGGCGGAGTTATGGGCTTTCTTGGTGGTTTGGGACGGTTGTGCGAAACATACAATCCAAAAAAGGTAATCGTTGTTTTCGAGTCAGGCGGAAGCCAAAGAAAACGAGCAATTTCAGCGTCGTATAAGAACGGTCGAAAGGCACCGAAAATGAATCGGTACTACGGCGATGACATTCCAACGACACCTGAGAATTTTGCCATGCAAGTTCTGTTTATTACCCGTGCATTGAAATGTTTGCCGGTGACACAGGTGTACGTCTCAGGCTGCGAAGCAGACGACGTTATAGGTTACCTAGGCCGGTACCATTTCAAGACGTCCAGGGTCATTCTGGTGTCTTCAGACAAGGATTTCTATCAGCTCATCGATGAACGAGTGCAACAATGGTCGCCCGGACAGAAAAAGTTGATTACAGAACAGGCTGTTATAGACAAGTTTGGTGTTTCTCCACAGAATTTTTGTTCAGCGAGGGTGTTCATCGGGGATCCGAGTGACAACGTTTCTGGTGTGAAAGGTGTAGGCTTCAAGAATATGGCAAAGTGGTTCCCGCAACTGGGTGGATCCGAGTTCATTAGTCATAACGATGTTGTTGATAGCGCCATCGAATTGGCGAAAACAAAGGCAGCCAAAACGATTCATCGGATTGCTGAATCTAGAGATTTGGCGCTGAAAAACTGGAGACTGATTTACCTGGATACATCTCAACTATCAGGAGACCAGATTCAAAAGGTAAATCATCAGATTGAAAATGAGGGTGAGGGAAACAAGATGCAGTTGATGCGTCAGTTAATCCAATCGGGCATGCAAAAATTTGATATTGATCGACACTTCGCCGCGATTATGTCAATTCGACGCTAGCCAGAATATTCTGTGCCCCATTCTTCAACAGCAGCCTGGACCCGCTGAACAGGGACGCCTTCATCTTCGGCGACTTGTTCAATTGCATACTTCTCAGCGTTATAACCAGGTGCACCGTAAGCAATGTATTCACCAACATATTGAGCGAGGTTAAAGTCAGAAGCCTTAGGTGGTCGACTCTGTTGTGGTCTCCGGCGTGGCGTTGAAGCCCCGGGAACCATACGTTGTTCACCATTGTGATCTGTGTACCAATCAAGCGTTGAATCTCGAATATCAGCCAGTCCGGCTTCACGAATGAGTTTTGTTAGTCGTTTTTTTGTAATTTTCATTCTGTCCCGCTTATTAGGTCACGCGTGTTGACTGTAAAGAGTCTGTCTCTACGAAGGTCATACACTTCTGTTCGCGATCCATCATCGCTTGTGCGTCCCACTTCAATTTCAGTTCCTGCGAGCAGCCACGCTGTTCGTCCTGATGAGCGATTTTGCAGTCCGCCCTGGTTGAGCCATAAAACATCACCGGTCAGGACTTCGCGACTACCAGGCCCTAGACCGTAATCTTCGAGCTCTGATTGGTGCAAATCAGCATATTCTCGAATGAGCCTTGTCAGGCCATTTTTTGTCATTTTCATAGGTTATCCTTTTCTTCTTTCTATAAATATCTGCACAACACACCAGCGAAAATAAACATGTAAATACGGGTTTGCTTTCCTATTATTTATGCATACGAACGTGTCGGAGTTAGGCACCAAAGAGGCAATAAGTGGCGGAATCGAAAAACAACTTCATGCAGAACATCATCGACAACGCAAACAATGTACCATATTTTGCCCAACATGGAAAATCATTTCAAGAGAAAATCTTTCAGGGCCTAATTTTTGACATTCCATGGGCATCTCAAATGGTTGAGGTCATGCGCCCGAACTTTTTTGATGTTGAGTATCTCCAGTTTCTAACTGAAAAATACTTCATGTATCACCAGAAATACAAGTGCTTTCCGACATTGGGTTTACTCGTCAACGTCATCCGCGATGAGTTGTCCGACGGCGAAGATGACATTCTACGTGACCAAATTATCGAGTTCTTGCTTCGTGTCAAGGCCAACCGCAACCCAGGAGACATCGCTTACGTCAAAGATAAATCGCTAGACTTCTGTAAGCGACAAGCATTCAAGGCTGCGTTGGAAAAGTCTGTCACGTTGATTGAGGGCGATGGGTTCGAAGAAGTCATGGTGTTGATGAAGGACGCTATTTCGTTGGGAATGCCTCACACAGTCGGCCATGATTTTTTTGAAGATATCGAAGCGAGGTTTCTGAAAATAAACAGAAACGCTATCCCAACAGGATTTCCAATCCTAGATGCGAAGGACATACTCAGCGGTGGTCTCGGAAGAGGCGAAATTGGAATTATCGTTGCCAACACAGGCGTGGGAAAATCACATTGGCTTGTTGCATTGGGCGCAAATGCAATGCGTGCGAAAAAGAATGTACTGCATTATACATTCGAACTGTCAGAAACTAAAGTCGGAATCAGATATGACAGCAATTTATGCGGAATACCTTCAAATGATGTACAGGACAATATTGAATTAGTCAAGGGTGTATACGACAAAAAGGGTCTCGGACGACTAATCATCAAAGAGTACCCGACAGGAAGCGCGACAGTTCAAACGTTGCGCAACCACATCGAAAAACTCGCGATGAAAGGCTTCAAACCTGACATCGTCCTCGTAGACTATGCTGACATCATGCGGTCAGACAGGAAATCGAGCGAGCTTCGACATGAGCTAAAATTCATTTATGAAGAACTAAGAAACCTTGCCATGGAATTAGACATTCCAGTTTGGACAGCATCACAAGCGAACAAAGACAGCGCGCAATCGGACGTCGTAGGCCTCGAAAACATGTCAGAGGCATATGGCAAAGCCATGGTTGCAGACGTTGTCATAAGCATATCAAGAAAAGCAGCCGAAAAAGATCTCGGCGTTGGGCGTCTTTTCATTGCAAAAAACAGAGCAGGAAGAGATGGCATACTTTTTCCAATCTCAATTGACACAGCAATGTCAATGTTTGAAATACTTGATGACAAGTCTTTAACATTGTCAGAAACAATAAGACAATCAGACAGCAGCGCAAAAGCAACACTAATGGATGCGTGGAAAAAAGTAAAAAGTGACGGCGAGCCGTGGAAGACAGAAGGAGTGAATTGATAATGTATACGAAAGAGGAGGTGTTAGCAGCATCACGAAAATATTTCAGCGGTGATGAGCTTGCTGCAACGGTCTTTACGACCAAATATGCGCTGACAGACAAATATGGTGCCATCTGGGAAAACACGCCAGATGGTATGCATCAACGATTAGCAAAAGAATTCGCAAGAATCGAAAGAAAATATCCCAACCCAATGAATGAATCTGAAATATTCAGGTTGCTTTCATCATGGGAGGTTGTTCCACAAGGTTCACCGATGTCAGGCATTGGAAACGACCACCAGCTCCAGTCACTTTCAAACTGTTTCGTCATTGGTGCTCCAGAGGATTCATACGCAGGCATTCTCCACACAGATCAGCAGCAAGTCCAGATAATGAAGCGTCGTGGGGGCGTTGGGTTTGACATTTCAAACCTTCGACCGAAGGGAATGGTTACATCCAATGCAGCCAGGACAACGGACGGTCTTGCAATCTTCATGGAACGCTTCTCCAACTCGACAAGAGAAGTTGCTCAAGGAGGGCGGCGTGGTGCACTGATGATTTCAATCGATATTCGCCACCCTGAGATCGAAACATTCATCAACATTAAGCGAAACCTCGATAAAGTCACCGGCGCCAATATTTCAATTCGCCTAACAGATGAGTTCATGCTGGCAGCAGCCAGCAACAAGAATTACACACAACAATGGCCAGTAGACTCAGCTAATCCTGAATGTGCAAAATCTGTCAGCGCCCGAAAAATCTGGGACATGATTATTGATTCGGCATGGACAATGGCTGAGCCGGGTGTTCTGTTCTGGGACAACGTAATTAAGAGCTCAATTCCAGATTGCTACGCCGACTTGGGTTTCAAAACAGAATCATGCAACCCGTGTGCGGAGCTGGTTCTTTGTCGAGATGATAGTTGCAGATTGTTGCTCATCAACCTCGCCAAGTTCATCAAGGGCGCATTCACCGGTAATGCTCGCTTCGAGTGGGACCGTTTTTCAAAGGTGGTCCAGCAATCGCAACGTCTCATGGACGACCTGATTGATTTGGAGATTGAAAGCGTTGACAAAATCATCGCCAAAATCAAGGCTGATCCAGAGGATGAAAGTGTCAAGGCTATTGAGTTAGATTTGTGGGAGCGAATCAAGAAGAAGGCACTCCTGGGACGAAGAACAGGATTGGGTGTCACCGCAGTTGGTGACGCTGTTGCAATGCTGGGCGTGAAATACGGATCCAACAAATCGATCAAGGTCATCGGGGAAATCTACAAGGCACTTGGTGTTAATGCTCACATCTCATCATGCAAGCTGGCCAAAGAGCGTGGCGCATTTCCGATTTTCGATGCAGCACGTGAAACAGATCTTCCGTACTTGGTACGACTATTGGCTTCAAACAAAGAGCTTGCCAGCTTGTACAAGAAATATGGTCGCAGAAATATTGCGTTGACAACAACAGCGCCGGCGGGTTCTGTTTCGACAATGACACAGACAACTTCAGGGATCGAGCCGGTCTTCATGCTCAAGTACCGCCGCCGAAGGAAAATCACCCATGGGGAGAATCTCAAGGCTGATTTTGTTGATGCGATGGGTGATGAGTGGGTCGAGTACGATGTTTACCATCACATGCTTAAAAAGTGGATGGATGTGACAGGTGACGACAACATCGAGAACTCACCGTATTGGGGCGCAACGGCTCCTGAGTTGGATTGGGTACAACGTGTGAAAATCCAAGCAGAGGCCCAGAAGTGGGTTGACCATGGAATTTCGTCGACGTGCAATCTACCAGCAGACGTTTCAAAGGAAACAGTTCGCAAGATTTACGAGGCTGCCTGGAAATCAGGATGTAAGGGTTTCACTGTTTATCGAGATGGTTGCCGAACGGGTGTGTTGGTTTCTGCAGATGATAAGAACGATAGTGCACACAAGGACGACTTTTTCCCAGCGGTCAGCGCCCCGAAACGCCCTGACTCGCTTGAATGTGAGATTCGTCACGCATCGATCAAAGGAGAAAAGTGGGTGATTCTTGTTGGGATGTACAAAGGTCGTCCCTACGAGTTGATGGCAGGACTTAGTTCCTCAATTGAGATCCCTGGAAAGTATAAGACCGGTCAAATCATCAAGCGCCCACGAAAGACAAAGAACAGCATTTACGATTTAAGCTTCGGTGAGGAAGGTTCACAGATTGTTATCAAGGACATTGTGAAAATGTTTGATAATCCGTTGCACGCGGCATTTACTAGAACGATCTCATTGGCCCTCAGGCATGGGGCGGATGTTAAATATATTGTTGAACAATTGAATAAATCAGGCGAAATTGATTTCACGAGTTTCAACAAGGTCGTATCAAGAATCCTAAAGAAATATATCCAGGACGGCGAGGTCGTGAGCGGTTCAAAGGAGTGCGATGCCTGCGGTGACAATGCTCTGGTGTATCAGGAAGGCTGCGTGACATGTTCATCTTGCGGAAACTCAAAATGTTGAGTATATTTTTGTATACATATTGCTAAAGAAACAATGAACGAAGAGAAATCATTGCATGAGAAATAGAAACAACGACCCAACGTTCAAAAAAATCCTGAACACGATGCTCAATCATACAGAAGAAGTCGTCCGGAATACAGCGAAATACATTAGAAAACGGGGCACGCCCGTGTATGTCGTCGGTGAAGATGTCACCCCTGAGATCCCATACATCATTAATGGGATCAAATCCGCATACCAACTAACATACAAAGATTTGATTCCGTTTTCTGGTGCGACGCTGTGCAATGAAATATTTCTATCTAAAGCGCTGTTTCACCAAAACGACAGCTTCAAAGTGGAAGATTTGAAACATGTGATCTGCGACGACGGCTATAAAATAGATCCTGTTATCGAGCTACAAACGATTGCAGTAATCGTCCACGAGGTAAACCACATAATAAACAGACAATATGTCACAGGCTCTCACTTCACACCAACATTTGAAGATTACGTTGTGTCTTTCGATGCAAAATCAAAATATGAACAGGCTCAACTCAGGGCAAAAGACGAATATCACGCATACTCTTCAGCACAGGGTGTACTTTACGGGATGTCAGACAACAACATCAAAAAAACAATCCGTCGGGAAGCCCTTTGGGGGTGTGCAATTGATGAATCAAGTTTTGCCTTTGACTGGAACACAACAAATGAACGATAAAGAAGTACGAAAAGAGCTCGAGCACATCATGGGCAAAATATCCATAAAAGACCAGCTTCTTGCGTGGCACAGAAAAACCCATGATGACTATGAAGGGTTCGACAATTACAACGATTACATCAAGTACGGTGGAATGTTTGTGCCAGTCGAACCACCGAAAAAACAGGAGGAAACGAAATGAACACAGAAGAAGAAAATGAAGCCCTTAGGGTTGAAGAAGCGCGACTAGTCAAAGAGCTCAAAGAGTTTTCAGACTTGGCCGCAGCAGAAGAGGCGAAAGATAGGGCGGCGTTTGAATCAGGCGATGAGAAGTATAAACTGATCGCAGCATGCGAATATGGCGAGCATTGCCTGGAGATTGTTCCGCCTCCAAGAACGTCACGCCTTGTATACCTGACAGAAAAAGAGTCTGATGAAGCGATAAAATCAGGTAAGATCTCAGCGTGTACTACGCCAGACGGTAAGTACATCGATGCAACTGTAGACGATGACCTGGAAAAGTTTCAACAATTGGTTGATGAACTCTTTGGGCATGTATATTCAATGGGCCGTAACCTTGGAATGGGTAACCGTGATCGTAAACTTGAGGCTCACGAACTTATGGCCGCTCTTGACGGCACACGTAACCTAGGTCGCGATCTTGCGGATGACATCATGGAAAAACGCGGAGATTTCAGCGAGTTGTGCAGTCGGATTTTAGGTTGGGGTTGGTTTGAAGCCGGAAAGTAAATGAACACCTGACGCTCATCCCATATAATGTAAGCAAGAAAGGGGTGCTATGGTTGCCAGGTATACAACGAAATTTGTGTATATTGTGATGTATACGACATTCACGAAGGATGGATTTCCTGAAACGAAAATCCTCCGCGTTTGCAAGAATGAAGACGCAGCAATCCGCTTTAGTAAGAAGTGTCAATGGGGTGTACCTGAACACGCCGCGAATTACTCCGTAGACACGCACATGGTATATGATGAAACGTATGATGAATAAGCGCCGAGTCTACGAAATAGACATCAATGAAATCCCCAGCCGCTACGACATATTATCATACATGGAAGGTGTGTCCCCATGCAATGCGCTTGGTGAAAGAAGCCGATGAAGCAGAGCAAAATAAAGAATACGAAGATGCATGCGACCGACTAGATGAACTTTCAAGAAACAGAGGCTGGAATGATCCAACCGCAAACACACCGGATTACAATGGCGAATAAGACAATTTTCAAATATGCTGGTAATAAAGCCAAAGTTATGGCCAAGATTTCCCCGTATTTCAAGTGGGATGGTGTGACGGCATACTTCGAACCCTTCTGTGGGACATTAGGCTCAGCACTCAACGTCGAAATCCCGGAAGAGGTCACGAATGTGATGCTCTCAGACGAGAACTGGGAAGTTATCAATGTCCATAAAATGTTCATCAGGCAACCCGGGCTCCTCGAAGAAAAAGTGAACGCCCTTCCGTTTGGCGAAGATGCATACTACGAAATCCGGAACAAGGATCGTGAAGAGGTCCACTTCGAGGAAAGAACGAAAGACATCGACCAGGCAGCCAGAACACTTTATCTGAACAAGAATTGTTTCAATGGCCTGATGCGATACAACCCGAAGAAAGGGTATTTCAATGTTCCATGGAACCATGCCAAAAAGAAAGCCGTTGTCAACCTGACCGGTAAAGACATGCAATATGCCCGCGATTTCTTGGCATCAGAACGTGTTTGTGTTAAGTGGTTGGGTTTTGAGCAGCATTTCGATGGGTTCGGGAAGGGCGATTTGGTCTATTGTGACCCGCCGTATATCAGCATCAAAAACCCAAAGCAAGAGTTCGTTGGCTTTGTTGGCAACTTTGATAGGGATAAACAATCTGACCTTGCAAAGGCGGGAGTTGATGCCCACAAACGTGGCGCTAAGGTTTATATCTCAAATTCTGACTGTCCGGCATCACGCGGCCTTTATGCTTTTTACGGGTATAGGATTGTTGAGGTAAAAAATGTCCAAAGAAGCTTGTCGTCCAAGGGCACATCGCGTAAGAAAGTCGGTGAAATCCTCGCAATATTGGACTAAACAATGACTAACGAAGAAAGATTTGCCAAAGCAAGGGCTCGAATTGGCCCGTCAACTCATCCGGCCCCTCCTAAAGTTTTGCCTCAAATCGGTGAGCCCACCGAGAACATCAAGTCAGACGACAAAGTGTTGATACGTCCATTTCCATGGAAACTGAAAGCAGATTGGAGTGGAGGCAGGTATGGTTTCAGGCATCAACCATGCCATTATATTTGGCTTAAGGGAACTGTTGTCGACCACGAGTCATTTCCAATCTCCAACGGAGTGTTTGTTCAATTCGACAAGAACCAAAACGAATTTGCCGTTGCTGAAGACTACGAACGCTGGAATAACTGCCCACTGTTTTTCACATGGGAGCAGGTTTCAAAAGGGATCAAGCATTTGTATACACAACATGGGTTCAAGCAAGGTGATGTTGTAAGACGTAAAAACGCGGATGAAACTGAAATCAAGGAGAAAAGCGAATGCTAGGACCACCTGTTTGCGATAAATGCGAACTGATTATGCAACCAACGACTGATCAGACATCCCCTGATATTCATCATTATGTCTGCCCAAAATGCACGACCCAAAACTGTCACACGTTCAGCAATCGACCAATACTAACACGTCAAAACTATCGTAAGATTGTGGCTGACACGTTCCACTTTCTGGAGAAGCATGCTGAAGGAAAATGAGTGCCTCGAGGAAGATGAGTTCAAAACCGGAGATTTGATTTGGACGATAGGAATCAATTCACCGTATATGCAGTATACATCGTTTTCGGCCTTACTCATTGATGCTGAAAACAAAATATTACTTTTCGAGTGCAAGAAAAAGAAATGGAAAAACCGATTCTACAAAACAGAACAGGAAGCAAAAGACGCGGTCGATGCTAAGCGTCGGAGTATGTATATGAGTGCCAAAGACATATGTTCTGTTCAGCCTATGACATTACCCAAGAGTGAAATATTTCACCTCCCATATGAATACAAATACAACGAGGATGACTAAAGTGCAAAAGTTCTATACGGTATGGGAAAACACGAATCCTGATGAACTCGAAGACAGCATTATGTCTATCATTTCATATAAAACGCAGACTGAAGTTGCCCAACTGCGAAAACAATCGCCGAGAGCGGTCAGCAACAGGCATTGTGAAGCCGATTGGTATTTCAGGCCAGTCGCACCAGATGATGAAACAATCGCCGAAATGTTCGGGGATAATTGGAAATATGAAACAGCTGCCGGCTTTAAGACCGACGAGGCTTTCACAGAGTGGAATAGGGGAAAAGAATGTTTGTAAAGAAGGTAGTGAGTAACTTGTTGAAGTCTGAAGCTGCGCTCAAGAACGAGCCAGTGATTGTGTACGTCAACAAGTTTAATGAGGAAGCAGCTAAGAAGTTCTCCGAGGACATGGCAAAAGCCCAGGGAACCGGTCAACCTGTTATTCCTATCGTTATTGATAGTTATGGTGGCGCTGTATATTCGCTGATGTCCATGGTGTCAGCAATCAAAGCATCAGAAGTTCCGGTCGCTACAATTGTACTTGGAAAAGCAATGTCGTGTGGTACTGTTTTAGCTTCATGTGGTGCTGAAGGCATGCGATTTTGTTCGCCTGACGCAACATATTTGATTCATGATGTTTCGTCATGGGCTGTCGGCAAGGTTGAAGAAATGAAAGTCAGCACCAAAGAATCCGACCGACTAGACAAGAAGTTGTACACCCTGATGGCACGTAACTGTGGGCAGAAGGACAATTACTTCAAAAAGCTCAGTCGTAAGAAGAAGGGCGCCGACTGGTTCTTCACACCAAAAGAAGCAAAGAAGCACAATATGGCAAACCATATCTGCATTCCAAAAATGACAGTCAGCGTCGATGTCAACTTCAAGTTTCACAACTGCGATGAGGGTGAATAAGTCATGGATATCCCCGGGTTTGAAATTAAGGTAAACGTTCCGCCAAAGCCTCGAAAGCTAAGAACGAAATGGGCCAGCGAACCAATCACGGACACACCCGAGGGGCTATCAGAAACTCTGAAAAAAGATACTATAAGAGATATAATATCTCAACAGATAGCTGACGAAATTGATGCTGAGATTGCAGCTGATTTCGCTGAAAAACTTGGTACACTCCACGTGCGATTTGAGGTCGTCCCGAGAAAGGGTATGATGGTGAATTACTGCCATCCTATGAACGAAGAGAAGATGCCAGGATTGATTCTGCGCGAATGGGATCCAAACGTCAAGAACTCTGGACAAATCCTGCTTGGTGGTGGAACCAAATTCGCTTTCGCAAGTGATGACAACGCTGAGCAATGGTTCGAGGAAGTTAAATGAACCCAATGATGCCCAAGAAACCATGGTACAGCGGTCAAGGAATGAGAGTAAACCATGCAAGCGTAAAACTTACGCAGGTCCCGAAAGCAGGCGATTTGATAAAGTATGTGTTTACGCCTGCAGGTGGGATCGTGAGGTTTGGACTATGTATACAACCACAGATACATGACGGTGTAGGAAGTTTGCTAATAAATGGCGAAGTCTGGACATTTTCAGATCACCCGACATGTCAGATTGCCTGGTTTGATGTCGTTAACAACAAGGAGATAATATGATTAAGAATGAACAATGCTATAGGTGCGCTTCACTTCTGGATGAAAAACAAACATGCTCAGGATCTGGATTCACATTGAACTGTGCCTCATGTCATAAATGCCACGGTAAGGGCGGTAAGCCTATCTGCATCACATGTGGAAAATGCGCGTCGTGCGGAAACTATCGGATTAAGTTTAGGTCGCTCAGCCAAGGCGCTCGCCAACTGAAGATAAAACGATGCGAATGTTGATGGCGATATAATGAAATACGGTATGACGGGCTCACGAAAAGGCATGTCACATGAACAATATCAAAAGTTTTTTGCGCTGTTAGAACGGTACCCGAAGCTTAACCATTTGATTCATGGCGACTGTCATGGTGCTGATACAGAGGCACACATGCTTGCTGTTGAAAAAGGCCATGAAGTTACAATCCGACCGTGCGATTTCCCAGGAGCAAGAGCTCACTCGCATGCATCTACAATTCATGAAGAAAAACGCCCGTTAGTAAGGAACCACGACATCGTCGACGAAAGTGAAATGATGTTTGCGTTCCCAGCTCAGTGGAAAGAACAGTGGCGTGGCTCCGGGACCTGGGCAACAATTCGGTATGCAAAAAAAGCTGGGAAAATGCTCTGGGTCATTTATCCTGACGGATCTGTTGTGTCTCACGTGTAAAACACCGAATATTGTGGTATAATAAACATGTTCCCGGGGACGATACAAAGAGGCCAACTAAATGCGTGTTACAGAAATTCTAAATACAGTGAATGAAACAAAAGGCACAAATGCCAAATTGGACATTCTACGAGCCAACGCCGACAACGAAACACTGAAGCGTGTTTTGAAGCTCAGCCTTGACCAGACAATTCAATTCTGGGTCAAGAAGGTCCCAAAGATTAGCCTTCGCATTGATGTGAAGCACCCGCGGACCGATGCCGAGATTTGGGAGCTGCTTTTCAACGTGTTGGAAATGTGCCAGGCACGAGAGCTTACTGGCAACGCCGCCCGCGAGGCAATCCTTGATGTGCTGGTTCAGGTCACTCCAGAAGATGAGTACTGGATGCGTCGACTGATTCAGAAGAAGTCAGCCGTTGGCATCGCCCGGACAACCACGAACAAGGTTTTCCCCGGACTCATCACGACATTCAAGGTCCAGCTCGCCGATAAGTGGAATGAGAAGACTGCTAAGAAAATGCCCGACCGGGTTTTCGCCGAGCCAAAGCTTGACGGAATCCGTCTTCTTTCAATCGTGCGGAATGGGACATGCGAATCGTATGCCCGTTCAGGCAAGCGAATCTCTAACTTCGATGATACCATCGGCAAAGAATTGGCCAGTCTACCAGAAGGTGTTTACGACGGCGAGGTTATGGATGAAGACTTCACTGCTTTAATGCGTCAATACCGTCGCAAGACAGGCGCAAACGTTACGAAATCGTACCTTACAGTTTTCGACTATGTCACATTGGAAGAATGGGACAATCGAAAAGGAACTGTAACGATGCGTGCTCGTCGTGATCTCCTTGAAGACATTTTCATGGCTAATCGTCTCGAAGGTGTTTTCCTGATTGAGCAGGTCGAAGTTGACAAGTCCATGGACGCAATTGCGGTCTGGCAGGCCAAGTGGGAATCGCTAGGTTTTGAAGGCGCCATGGTTAAGAATCCGGATGCCGTTTACAAGTTCGGTCGCTCCCGTGACATGCTGAAGGTGAAGTCATTCATCGACATCGACCTTGAGGTTATCGGTTTCAAGGAAGGAACCGGCAAGAACATCGGAAAACTCGGTTCACTCTTCGTCGACCACAACGGCGTCGAGGTAAACGTTGGTTCTGGTTTCGATGACGAGCAGCGTGTCGAGATTTGGAACAACCAAGATGATTTCCTGGGAACCACAGCTGAGTGCCGGTACCAGGAAGAGACCGATGACGGTTCGCTACGATTCCCGACCTTCGTTTGCTGGAGGCTTGATAAGTAATGGAATGTTTTGGGTGGCTTTTCATCATCGGAGGCATCACGCTATGTCTCTTCCTTTTGCGTGGTCCAAAGCTGTATCACAAGAGACAAGGCAAGCCCAGCGGTAAACGTCCTTCGTTGCCATTCTCACGATTGACAACTGAATATGAGGAACACCCTGGCATTCAGATCTACAAGGAGTGGTGATAAATGAGTTTACCCACACGAAAGTTTATTGAAAGCGAGATGACGAACCTGGCTGACTATGTCCAGAAACATCCAGACGCCAAGAACATCGCCACGGTTTTCTGTGCTCCCAAAGGTTATGCAAGTTCGTACCCGTGGAAAACAGGCGACACACTTCTTTACGTCGGCGAGATGCATAACATGGCCGGTCATGGTGTGTTCGTTCCAAATAAAGGAAAAATCGTCTGGGGTTACCATCTGGACAGCTTTTACGTTGAGAAACATGATGAGTTTGAATATACGTCCGCCAGATTTTTGGTCGGGTTCAGCTACTTCAAAACGTCGTCATGGAGTATGCTAGCCCGTGAACCTTCAATCGTATCGTTTACAGCCCATGCTTCAAAGGGGTTGGCATTGAATCTTGATTTCTGGATGGCAGAATCCCTAAAGGAAGGATGGCCGCCGATGACGAAGAACGATTTTTATGACAAGGTGATGCAGGAGGCCCTAGATTATTATCACGTCTGGGATGGGCCACGAGATGAGATGTTATGCAAAAATGGGTGAGCGTCCTTGGCAAAATGCCAAAGAAAGGTGATCTGGTACGCCTGACAAGGCTCGAACTTTCATCGACGACTTTCGGCGAGGTGACAACATATAGTTGCACACGCAATAACTGGCGTCCAGCAATGTGTTCAGGGGTGACACGCTCACACGATGCGAAATATATAACATTACAATTTCACGACAGAATGGAGTGGTTTTTCTTTGAAGATGATAAAGACAAAGTGCCCTTCGCAAAATACGAATTAGGAGTAATAGAAAATGGAAAATGAAATCAAATATGTCAATGGTGACGCAACAAAACCAATCGGTGAAGGTATAAAGTATATCACGCATATCTGTAATGATATCGGGGGATGGGGACGCGGGTTTGTCCTGTCTCTATCGAAGGAACATCCGCATGCTGAAACAGCATACCGGTCGTGGTATCAGCAGAATGATGATGAGTTGTTTGAGCTTGGACGCGTCCAGCTCGTCGAGTCGAAGGATAAAATCACCGTCGTGAACATGATTGGCCAGCATGGCATCTTTACCAAAGATGGCGTACCCCCAATTCGCTATCCTGCTGTTCGATCTTGCTTCCACCAGGTTGCGAAGTTTGCAATAGGTGTTGGCGCCTCGGTTCACATGCCTCGAATTGGTTGTGGGTTGGCAGGCGGTAAATGGTCTGAGATTGAGAAAATCGTGAACGAAGAGTTGATCGCGAAGGGCATCGAAGTCTATGTGTATGATTTCGACACAAAAGATGCCCGCACAATCCCTTGGAAGAAGTAATGATTACCAACACCGATGAATATTGGGACGCGATTCTTTGGGAAGCGTCGCAGGAAGACACCAAAACAATCATGATTTCGACGTATGGAATGTACGCCGGCGTTTCTGATACTGGCGAGAATACTGCAGCAAAGTACAGCTTTGATCGACGCCCACAGCGAATCTTGGATTTGTCAAACAAGGGTAAGAAGGTGATCTTTCTGTTGTCGGAGAGTGATCCGATCATTTGTACTCCTGGCTGTGAACATTGCATTGCAAAATCGAAGAAACGCGACGCAAGGAATAATGCCCATTTCGAAGCATGGCCGAATGTCGCTTGGTTTATGACACAAAATCATCACCTCAAGGCATTTATCGTCCAGAAAAAGGATGGCCGAATTGTAGGATACACCGGAGGACGTAATTTCTCATCTTCTTCCTGGCGTGACGTTTCAGTTGCTCTTTCTGAGGACGACGCAGCAAACTTGATGAAACACCTGCTTTTCATTATAAAAACGTACGCCGTGAAATTGAACTGATACTTAGTGTCACAACAGGGGAAACTATGAAAATCACAAAAAACCAATTGCGCAGACTGGTTCGAGAGCAACTTGAGCCCAGTTCAAAATGGGAAGTGCTTGTCAGGCATTCACAAGATCCTAATGCTATAAAGGGTGCTCCAGGCGTCCAAGAAGCTCTGCGGGCTCTAGCACTCGAGGTTTCCGAGCTTGGCGTATATAGCGATCAGCATGGCGCCGCGATGGACATACTCGAATCCGCCGGAATGTCATACAAGGACACGTACCAATATGCAGAAGATGCTATGCGGAATTACGGTAATGTTGAAGAAGGCGATGAAGATTGGGACGACGAAGGCGAAGGCGACGGCGAAGAAGACTGGTAGCATCCGCGAATAACTCAAACAAAAAGGTGACAAATGCCAGAAGGCGCAGAATGCAAGCTAATTGGTGAGTCTCTAGCAAAAATGGTGGGCCTTCGTCGCGTTACGTCGATTGAGCCTATCACAGGAAGATATACAAAAAAGCCAATCGAGGGTGTTGAGAATATTCTCGGTGCCAAGGTCGTTGGCATCGGTGTTAAGGGGAAATTGCTCTTCTGGATATTCGATAACGACCACTTTCTATTAAACACATTGGGAATGTCGGGAGCCTGGTCTTCTGAGCAACCAAAGAATACCAGAGTCAGCATTGAATTTGACACCGGTAAGCCTGTCTATTTTGCTGACCCACGAGGTTTTGGGACGCTGAAGGCGATTTACGGGCGCACGGCATTCCTAAAGAAGCTGGAATCTCTAGGTCCTGACATGCTGACTGAGCCACCGTCATTGGAGGAGTTCACGGCAAGACTGGACACAAAACCCCATTGGACAATCTGTAAGGCATTGATGGACCAAGGAGTCATCTCAGGCGTAGGAAACTACGTAAAGGCAGAATCCCTTTACCGAGCGACCGTGTGGCCTGGGACGACCGTCGCGGCGATGTCCGGCAAGGAAATCAAAGGATTGTATCATGCGATTCTCGGGGTTCTGCAGGAGAGCTACGATTTAGGCTTGAGCGGGTTGTACGGTAATCATGACAGGTTTCAAGTGTACGGAAAGAAAACTGACCCGTATGGGAACGAAGTGAAGAAAACAGAGTTCTCAGACAAGCGTGTGACGCATTGGGTTCCTGCCGTACAAGGCGTTCAAAATAAAGTGTAAACATCACAGATTACCATTATAGTATTGATATTACTTATGAGGAATCTATGGAAAAGACACCCGACTATGGCCACGCGCCGTCAAATTATTCTACCGAAGACACAACCTGGAAAAGGTACTGTAAGAAGTTGCTTCAAAGCACAACACAAAGACTGTCAAATCAGTTCCTAGACAACGTTGTCACGGAGTGTATTGTCACAAACGACGACCGGAGCATTAACTATTTCGATGAGGAAAAGTTTTTGAATCTCGCTGGCGAGTTTTTCGACAAGACATTTATTGAGGTTATAATCAACACCAATAGCGATCGCTTGAGCACAGCCAAAATTACATATGTGAAAGAACCCAAAGAACAGAAGGCTTCCTGGGAATTGGCGCTTTCGGCGGTCCAGAATAACGACAGAATAGTCAAGGGCGCCGCAGGTGCTATCGACATCGAAAACGACGAACGTTTCGATGTCGACGGTATGGATCAGCTAATGGCAAGTCTTGAAGTCTTGTCAGCCCGTGACAAAGCAAAACGAAAAGAAAAATTCGGAACAGAGATTGACACAAGCAGACTCCACAAGTGTGGCGAAATCATGTGGCACGAAGGACCTAAAAAAGATGATCTTACGATCGAGGACAAGTAAATGAAACTATCAGACAACAGCATTTCACAATTGGTACGGGTTTTGCAGCTCGCAATTCTCACCGGAACTGATGTAACGGACAACATTCGAATGATTCAATTCGTTGAGGAAGATGGATTCCTCGAGCTTGATGATGAGTATCTGTCGACGTTTGAAGACAATCTCACCAAACTTAGCGACAGCGGTGATGAAATCCGTGAAGCACGAGTTCCAAAGGACGCTAACTAATGGCTGATCGTCTCAATCGTATGTTCGTGCAACAACGGGCATTTATCAAACTTTTGGAGGAGAAGCGAGGACATCCCTCGGCTCCACTTGATTTGACTGATAAAAAGAATCAGCAATTCCTGAAGCATTTATCGCATGAGTGTATGAATGAGCTTTTTGAGTCGATCGCCCACCTGAAAAACACAAAGATTCATCGAGCGACGAATTTGCCTGATTTCAATCGTGAGGAATATAAGGAAGAGCTCAGCGATGTGTTGCATTACCTAATTGGCATCATGATCTATTCTGATATCGACTACGAAGAAATCTTTGAGATGTATATGAAGAAAGGTGAAGTCAACGTGAAACGAATCGAAACAGGATACTAAATGCTATCGCAAAATGTAAAGCAGAGAATCAGGGGTGCAGTAGCGCTTGGTGCCCAAATTGTTGGGCCAAAGCTGGTTCCAACAACAGCTCACCCGGTGAGAAACCCACATGCCCATTTGTGGCGAGAAATCAAAACAAAAATGGGCAAATCATATTCTGAATGTGAAGACGCCGATGAGAAAGAAATCATGGAAGTCATCAAGTTCTATGTCGAAAACCCGCGCTAAAGAGAAATTATGAAACTCAAGAAAATGCTGAAAAGGCAGAAGAAGTTTTCTGACTGCTTTTTCGATTCAAAGTCATTAACTGAAGCTGAAAAAATTGAGCTTCATAAAACCTTTTGCCTTTCGATGCACTCTGAGTTGTCATTCTTGGCGAACACGGTGCAATATCGAGATCATCGACCGACAAGCGTAGCGACCCATCGTGAGAACATTTTGTTCGAGACAATGGACGTTATGCGATATTCCATGGCGATGCTCAATTTGTGGGACTTCTCCATTGAAGAAATTGAGCATGCATTCAAGTCACGTGCAGCACATCTCGAAAATCGAAATGTAAAGAACATCGAAAGCTGGAATGGCAATCCCGTGATCATATGTGATATGGATGATGTCCTGACGCGGTTCCGCGAAGATTTCTATGGCTGGATAAATACAGCATACGACCAGGAATTAGATGAGAAATCAGGCGAGTATTACCTGAAGAGTACCGTTGAGGGAAAATCAAGTGATGCACTCCTTGCAGAATTCACTCACGGTGGGCATAATGAGGATCTAGGCGTTAACACTCATATGATTGCAGAACTAAAGCAACTTCATGATGCCGGCTACTGGATTCATATTTTGACAGCACGGCCATCGAGTAACCTGAAGTGCCTATATGAAACGTATGAATGGCTGGCAAAGCATGCCCCGTTTTTTGATTCTGTTTCATTGCAGTCAGAGAAATACCTCTGGTTGGCGAGCACCGAACCTTACAAGGCAGGACAGGTTGTATGCGCGATTGATGATTCGCCGAAACATGCAGCAGAATTTGCCCAGCACGGTATCCCAACACTGGTTCCAAAAAGGAATTACAACCGCTCAGTGTGGAAAAATGAGAACGTCACGTACTTCGATTGGGAGCGCGGATCGATTCAAAAATATGTTGCAGAATGCTTGAACAACATCGGCGCATAAGTTACTATATCTAAAGTTCGACAACACAAAAAAGGAGCACAATCGTGACGGCTACAAGAGGATTCAAGGATATTGAGGTTACCCTATTGGACAGTGGAAACCCAGAACCATTCAAGATGTTTTGGAATTGGTACCGTGAGACATGGTATTCACTTCGAAACCAGGAGTACGACCCGAAGAACCCTGAGCATCGTAAAGCATGTGAGGATGTGGTCGCAGCACGTGCTCTTCCGATTCCCCAGGAGGCCCTAAGCTTCCAGGTTCGTGTCGAGGGACTTAGTCGGGTTGGACTGGCACAATTCACAAGAGGCCGTATTGGGTGGGCCTATGTTGTGACGTCGCAAATGCCAGAGGCAATCGAGCATGCAGTTACGGTTCCAACCAATGTCTACGATTTTGGTTTTGGAGACGAGGCTGAGAAGTTGGTTGCAAAGTCACAGGAATTGTACGACAAAATGCTTGAGGCAGGTATTCCTCCACAAGATTGTCGATACCTGACGATTCATGGCCAACAAACAAACCTCACATGTGTGGTCAACTTCATGGCCCTAAAAGGCTACTTTGCCCGCCGGTGTGAAAATGGTCTGACTGACGAGTTGAATTTGGTTGGTCGTAAGATTCTGTGTGAGCTGAAAAAGGTGCATCTCAATGCCGATGGAACCGACAAGGTCGTAGGTTCAGGCTGGTCTTTCTTGATGACTAAGCTCGAAGCGATGGGAGGTAATCGCCATTGTCTAAACAGCGACAAGGTTTTCGGCAATACGGGTCGTGCAGAGAGCGCAGGCCAATGGATTCCATCGCTTGTGAATGAAAACAACCTATGCGATTTTGATTTCAGCAAATCAGCGTGGTACAAAGAATTGCTTGAGTTACCAGACGAATTATTGTTCGCCGGTGAGAGAGAAATGATCAACGACTGGAAATCGATTGGTTTTAAGGGTCGTCTCAACAAGCTTGCAGGTCGCCCGGTGAGCAAGTAATGGCCGAGATATTGACGGCAGCTGATTTTGCAAGTTTCAAATCCCTAAAACAGGGCGGGTTCTCTAACAAAGACCAGGATGCAATCTTGGCTAAGATCGTACAATATCTCAAACAAATTGATGGGTTCCCAAGTGAGTATCCATTGACAGGTCGTCCGTTTCCAGAGAACCCGACATTCAAAGACATCAGGTCGTTCGATGATGAATCGGTGCTGCTGTCAGAGAGTGGTTCAGCAGAAAATGAAGATTGGCATAAGGTTTACAACAAACCGTCGTATGTCCTGAATTCGTTCTGCTATTACCATTTTGGTTCAAATACGATGATGAATGCATTGATTAGTGCGTTCGGAAAGTTTGAATATATGCCAAAGGTGATTCTGGATTTCGGGGGCGGTTGTGGACTGACAACGGCACACTTGGCTAGGGCCTTTCCTGATACAGAGGTTCACGTTCTAAATAAGCCAGGTATCCAGTTGGAGCTGGCGAAGAATTTTGCAGACAACATCGACAACATGTTCGCGCATGAGATTGATGATTATGACGATGAGATTCCTTTGAAGGCGGACGTTGTCGTGGCCCTTGATGTTTTCGAACATGTCTATAGGCCCCTCGAGGTCCTGGACAAAATTGTCACACCTGATTGCAAGTTCTTCGTTGAGAACACACCGTTCAAGACTCCTGGACTTGGACACTTTTCGTTGTTCGAAACGTATGGTCACCCATGTTCCAGGAGGGCATCTCGAAATACAGACCGGGATGCACTTCGCAAAGCGCTAAAAGACAATGTTTCAATCGATGAAATTATTGCCGCTGGAATTGTCCCGGATGTCAACATCTTATTCAATCACAGGATTCGTCATCACGGATTTCATGATGGAGTTGTAAAGCTGTTCAATTCACGTCCAAAGGTTCATATCAATGCTGACATTTGTGAAGAAATTGATGAGAGAACGAAGGATTGGTCAAGGAATACTCGCCGCCTGATGAAAAATGGTTCCCTCAAGGCTGACTACCGAAAGAAGATGGAAGTCCCGGAGAATCTACAATGAGCCAGCAGATCGTGATATTCGATGGTCCGGACAATTGTGGCAAAACCAATATGGCATTGGATTTGGCAAAGCGGACTCGCGTTACATACTTCAAAAACAAGGACGAACACAAATATTTCCTGTCAGATCCGTCGTACTTCAAGAACGCGATTCGCTATGTGGACACGTATTTCACATCTTACCTCGAGGCATCTGGCAATTCGGTCATTCTGGATAGGGCGTGGCCATCAGAGTACGTCTACAGTCATGTTCTGAATAGGCCAACAGACATGGCGGTTTTAGAGGCCTTAGATGCAAGGCATGCAGTGTTAGGCACGAAGATTATCATCCCATTTCGGACTGATTATTCGATGTGCAAAGACGATTATAAGATTGTGAATGACACAATCAAAAACATTCATGATAGGTATCATGAGTTTGCAGAGTGGTCAAAGTGTCGCACTCTGCTATTGAACGTAGACGATGAAGATCTCAGTCGAGAAATGGATGAAATCCTTCCATTTTTGGGTATGGCTAATCTCACAAAGTAGGAAAATAAATGACATTTCAAGAGTTGAAAAAAGAGAATATAAAAGGTGCGAAATCAATAGGCTATCATGTTTATCACGAATCACCAGATTGTGTGATTTTGTGCAAGAACGATTTCGCGCAGGAGTGGATAGTCACCAATGAGGGCATTCTCGCAAATGGTAGGCCCACCACTGAAGTTGAGCGCACATGGTTACGCAACCAGTAAATTACTTTTTTACATTTCTACAATAACAGATACTTATTAACCATGAACAAAGCAACAATCAACATCGACAAAAACCTACACAAAAAACTGAAATTGCATTGTGCAATTCATGGTGTAAAACTAGGCACGCTCGTTGATAAGATTGTTGAGGGGTGGTTGGAAGATGCTGGTAGAAATAACGAGAGAGAACGGGATCCGCGAAGCGATTCTCAAGTGTGACCAATGTGATGATACGTTCAGAAAAACGTTTGGTTTCACAAAAAGATTTCATTTTTGTTCAAAGAAATGTGTATACGCAGCCCAAAGAAAAGGCGGTGTGTCGTATGAACTAAGAAAGAAAAGGTCACTTGAAAAGCATGGTACAGAATTTCCGATGTCAACTGACGCCGTCAAAAACACCCGCAGAAAAAACGTTAGGGCGAAATATGGTGTCGACAGCGTGTTTCAACTTGAAAGCATGAAGGAAAAGTCAAAACAGACATGCCTTGAAAAGTACGGTGTTGAGGTTTATTCACAGGTTGATGAGTTTAAGGAACGCATCGCAGCAACTAACATGACGAAATTTGGCTATGGATCTCCAATCGAAAATCCTGACGTTTTGGCGCGCCGCCGTACAACAATGCTTCGATTGTATGGAGGTCGATCAACATTCGAATCGCCTGTATTGCGCGAGCGAGCAAAACGAACATGCCTTGAAAGATACGGTGTGCCAAATATCGTTTATTCACCATCATTTATTAGTTCATCGATGGACAAAAAACTCATGAAAACCCATGGTAAGACATGGCAGCAATACAAAGACGAGCTACCTGCAAATCACGATTATAGACGAAGGGTCGATCATGTAACGAGAATGCAGCCAATTCATTTGCTTCAAAACAGCGAAAAAAGAGGTGAGTATCACTTGGACCACAAATATTCAGTAGCAGAAGGCTTCAGGAATAACGTCCCAGTTGAAATTATCGGGAGCATTGCAAATCTTGAATTTATACCCGCGACTGATAACATGAAAAAGGGCGCAGCATGCTCTATTACTGAACAACAGTTACGAAAACTATACTATACTAATCTAAAGGAGAACACAAACAATGAAAACACATAAATGCTATCTTGCAGCCGGCTGGTTCAATCCCATTCAAGCCCAGGAACTAGATAAACTCGAGTCAGTACTTGACACCCGAGCCGATTGGATTGACTTAGCATCACCACGCAGAATCTTTATTTGCCCGCCAAACGCGTCAAAGGAGGTTCAAGACTCTACATACCATGGTAACCTGAAGCATATTCGTGAGGCAGATTTTTTGATTGCAAATACGCGCGATAAAGATTTGGGTACGATCATGGAATGCGGCTATGCCGCAGCACATAAAAAACCGATCGTTTATTTCTGTGACGGACTGCCAGCGGGCGCCAAGTTCAATTTGATGCTGGCAAGATCGGCAATCAAGGTATGCACCTCATTCGACGAGCTTAATGATTACCTCGACCGATGCCACACGGCAGGTGAGCTTTTGGAGGAGCCATATGACGCAGCAATCGAATAATATAAAATTGACGTTGACGCCGTCAATCGTGAACCATGAAGCAACTGTAAACGGTGTTGATGTTTGGTCAATCAAGCGGGGCTATATGTATTGGAACATTGCCGAGAACAGGACTGAAAAGTTTGATCCGCCACAGTATAAAATGTTGGGCCTTTATGAAAAGATCGATGCCGAATCAGAGTTTGCACGCTCAGGCCGAGCTCACACGGTTACAATTATCAACTTCCCATCATTTAAGCCTCAGGAGATGTTTTTCAAGAAAATTGCTGAGGATGAGCTGGGAGAATGATTCGCGGTACCTGCAAGGTTGGTGACTTAGTTTGGACGATCGGCCGAGGTATGCCGCATGCTGTTCGTCCTGGTTTGGTGACACGAGTAATAGCACCAACACACATCGAGTCGACATGGGATAAATATGAAGTCCTAGTCGATGGCCAGAAGAAAGAATTTTATGCAGAAAGCGTTTGTGAGTCAGAGGAGAAAGCTGAAAAGGTAGCTGTTGAATGCCGCCGCAACTCAGTCAGTCGTACAGGACAAACATACCTTGAATCTGGTTTTGTTTATGCTCCGTATGTCCCGTTGGAAGTCACACCAACGCTGGTTGTTTAGGGCCAGTTGGCCATAGCGGCTGCTTCATCACGCAAAAACTTTTTGTAGCCGGCGGCACTTTCCACATCAACTGAAATAGCTGCCGCTGGAATTCTTGAGTATGTCCAAAACGATTTGCCTTTGTACCGCGACGTGGCAAATTCTGAATCTTCATAAAATTTCGTTCCGGGCAGCAATTTGCTCGTGTCAATTCTAAGAAACGTATAGTCCTCATAGTCGGATGCACTCGCGTCCGGACCATCATCCTGAAATGAAAAGGAGAGCTCGTCTGCCAATTCAAGACTTTGTGTGACGTATACTCGCGGGGAGTATTGCCGACCTTGTTTAAGCTTTTCTCCCGACTCGCTGTCTTTCCACTTATCTTCTTCAGTTGCATGCGACGCCTGCCGAGGGATTAATCCCTGTCGCAGGATCTTTTTTACGTCGTGTGATCTGGTGACGTGATATAGGTGAGATTCTGTTTCACTTACACGGTCGCCATAGTTTCTTTCGAGGTTATAACGAAGTTCTCGGGCAGGTGGTGGCCGATGATTTGCAGAAAGAACCGACCATCCATAATTTTTAGATGTTTTTCGAATTATATCGTCTGCACGTTTTTCGACCATCGTTCTAATTGGTCCTGGGCTCAAAAATTGAGAAATATAAAACTCTATGACAACATATCCTGAGCCTCGATGTTGTTGCGCGATGTGTGACGCGTTCGAAATATCATCACGGACAAACCTTTCTAGCTTGTCATCATCACGAAGACCTGTCGATCCACGCAGTTTCGCTTTCATTTCACTCTTCGCGTCCGGCTCAGACAAAAGTTTCTTGATTTCTAAATTCAGGCGCTTTACTAAATGCTCAGCACCGACGGGCTGCATGCGTTTCTCAGCGAGTAATGTTTCACGAATTAATTGACGAAGTGTGTTAGTCATATCATTAAATATCGTGTAGTTCGCACCACGTGTAAATGGCGAAAAAACGTGGTATAATATGAACACGAGGCGTTCACACGTCGAGGACAATAAAACTCAACGGAGGGATGATTATATGACTGCTGAGCACTGTATCACAAAGTTTCGAGAATGTGTGGAAGTCGGTGAATATGTTTCTGCCATACGCGTTTGGGCGGGATTGACTGGAAAGCTTTCTAGCGGCGCCGCGGAACCTTCAGATCGTAAACTCATCGTTGCTGTTCACGCTGCAATTCGTGTTGAGCTTGTGAATCTCATCGACGCAGCTAGAAAACCTCAGAATGCGCCGCAGCAGTATGATCGTTCCGGGTTGGATCTCCTGAAAGTGGCAATCGAGACAGGAGACTACAGTGAAACATCGCCAAGCAAAAAAGATTGAGAAAAACGCCTTTGACACGACCTGCACTCAATACAAGATCCACACGCTCAACGCTGCATATCGTCACCTGGGCTATGCCCTTCATGTTGTCGCGACTAATTTCGGTTTGCAACATCGTTGGTTTGAAAAAGGTCGCGATGCATTTGGGTATCGCTACGGTAAAAACCCATACGATTTATACCTGAAAAGGAAGAAAGATGAAAACCGGTGATTTGGTTTGGGTAGCGAGAACACGACCGTACGGGCAAGCAACTCCTGCGAATCCCGAGTTTTATCTCGAGGGTCCGGTTTTGCTTATGGAACCCGTTGATAATTGGTCCGTGAGCTCGTTGAGCAACAAGCGTACAGGAGGGCCAGGCTTCAACGTTTTATACGACGGCAAAATTGGGTGTGTCTCATATGAAGATGTGTTTATGACAAAAGCCGAGGGTGATGAATGGGCTGATGCACCTATCGGCGATAAAATTGAGTTCCTCTAAAGGAGAATGAAATGAAAACGTGGCAAGAAAAATCGAAAGAAGCAATGAAGGCCGACTGGAAAATGGTCTGGCAAGGATGCCTGGTTAGGGACTTGACGACTGGTTATTGGCGCCGAGTCATTACCGTTTACTGTCCAAACATGAATGATTGGCATTTCCTCGGGATCAAAGCAGGGTGCGGACAAGTTCATGACAAGCAAACCGATGTGTATCTCGACCTTGTTGACGAGGGAACGGTCGGCTGTATTCAGCGTGCCGTCGAGGGTGCTTGTAATTACTACGAGCTTGATTTGTCGTGGAAGAAAACACATCGGCCCGATATGTGGACTGTTTCAATTGTCAAGAATGAGATGACGTTTTATTCAAAAACAGTGAAAGCGACTGATGAAGCGGCCCTCGGCATCTTGGCACTGGATGCCCTAACATGGGTCCGTGGATATGAGGAATAGGAAATGAACACTGACAGAATCATTACATTGGTTATTTGCACAGTGATTGCGTGCGGAGCCTCCTATAACGTTGGGGAAGCCAGAGGTATTACTCAAGGCAAATACGAAGTTGACTGCTACGAAAAAGTGCATAAAACTCGCGCAGCGCTTATCAAAGTAAACGAGTCACCGTGCCTCATTGAAAAGATTGAGTATGATGCATGTAAGAAAGTAGAGGCATTGATGAAAAACATAAAACAATAGAAAAGGTTGAGTGTCCATGAATGTTACCTATACTTAGACACATGAAGATATACACCAAAACATGCCAAGTTTGCGATTGCAAATTTGAAACGAAGAACGGGACAGTGAAAACCTGCGGGAAAACCTGTAGTTACAAGCTTAGGAACAAAACCAGGCACACTAAACATGAACCAATTGAGAAGGTGTGCCTGGTTTGCTCTGGAACGTTCCAAGACACCAGCAAAAAGAAACAGGTGTCCAAATGTTTTCCGTGCGTCCAGGACGGAATGGTGGCCACCAGAAGGGCAAATGGAAGCTATGTCCGGACTGACGAGCAGAATGCGAAACTTAGTGCATCGCTAAATAAGATGTATGCAGCCGGAATCGGGTTTGTGTCTGATGAAGCAAAAGAGAGGATGTCGAAAGACTTAGCGGCTCGCTGGAAAACCGAAGAATTCAGAACAAAGGTGAAACAAGGATATTTGGAAAACCATGGTGTCGAGCACTGGACGAAAACACCTGAAGCTCGCAAACTTGCAAGCACCCGAAGTAAAGGATATCGGCACTCTGAAGAAACAAAACGAAAAATGAGAATATCGGCCTCAAAACGTATCCGTGAAGGCAGGAACAAACATTCATTTTTTGGCCGCGGGGGAACCCGTGAGGATCTAGGGTTGTATGTTCGAAGCAGTTGGGAAGCTAACTTCGCACGTTACTTGGCTCATGAAGGAAAAGTATTTGAATATGAACCTGACAGTTTCACGCTTGAAAGTGGAAGAACATACACACCGGATTTCAAAGTTGGTGATTTGTATTACGAAGTGAAGGGTTGGTGGACACCCAGGGCGAAAGAAAAGTTTGCTGAATTTAGGGTGCAATACCCTGAAGTAAAAATTGAAATAGTCGATGAATCTGCGTATAATGATCTTTGTGGACGATACTCATCCACAATACAACACTGGGAATCTAAATGACAGGTATTCTAACTCCTCCGGATCGCTTTGTGTCTATACACGGCCATTCCGATTTTTCGCCGTATGACGGTCTAGGGCACCCCAGCCAACACATTGACTTCTGTTTGTCGAACGAGCTGGACGCCTGGACACTGACAGATCATGGCAATGGCAACGGGCTGGCACATGCTCATGCACATGCTAAAAAGCTAAAGAAACAGGGCAGGAACTATCGTCAAATCTACGGCGTTGAGTTCTACTTTGTCCCGTCTCTAAAAGAATGGGCAACAAACCGTGCCGCTCAAAAAGACGCAAAAAAGGTGGGACGTGAAGATACTGATAAGGAAGCCGGCCTTGTAGTTGAAGATGTGGCCGAATCCCGCGTGGACATTTCAGGTTTCAATGTAAACCGTCGCCACCACCTCGTTGTCATTGCAAAAAACGCAACCGGTCTTTCGAACCTATTCACATTGGTGAAGCGCTCTTTCATGGAGGGGTTCTACAGGTTTCCACGAATTGACTATGAGATGCTGAAGGAGCACGGCGAAGGCCTTGTAGTTTCTACGGCATGCGTCTCAGGTCGCCCAGCAGGCATCATTTTCCAGGAGTTTCCTGATACAAAGTTCATGGGGTTGAATCCCGGACTTGTTGACGACGCAAAATTGCGTGGTAAGATCGTTGGAAATATCGAGAACATGATTGACCGCTTCACAGACTGTGTGGGTGTTGACAACTTCTTCTTGGAATTGCAGTTCAATGAGCTCGGGGCGCAGGACCTAACAAACCGTTGTGTTCTTGATGCTGCTAAAAAGACAGGAACCCGCTTGATTTCGACCGCTGATTCTCACTTTCCTGGTCCTGACCTTTGGAAGGCTCGTGAGATTTATCGCAATTTGCTTCCCGGCCGGATGAAGGTTGGCGAAGAGATTAAATTGCCCGAGCGTGAAGATATGAAGACCATGCTTTACCCGAAGAACGCAAAACAAATGTGGGACGAATACCTGAAGTGTCGTGACAAGTATGACTGGTATGAAGGAACAGAAGATCTGGTTCGTGGTTCCATTGAGAACGGCCACGATGTTGCATGGCAAATGTGCGACGAGGTCTGGTTCGACACATCAGCCAAATTGCCATCATTCGATAGACCTGAAAAATCAGCATTCGACCAGCTCCGAGATAACGTGAAGCAGGCTTTGGTTGATGAAGGCCTGTCGAAAGACAAGGTTTACGTCGCCAGAGCGTTGTCAGAGTTAAGCGACATCAAGTTCCTAGGCTTTGAAAACTACTTCTTGACGCTACAGAAGGTGATGCATCTCGCTGAGCAAAAGACATTGATGGGTGCAGGACGTGGTTCTGGCGCCGGTTCATTGGTGAATTACCTTCTGGGCATCACCCATGTTGACCCAATCCCGCATGGCTTGCTTTGGAGCAGGTTCCTTGGGCGTCACCGTGTCGGTTGGCCTGACATCGATGTTGACGCTGGAGACCGTGATGAGCTGATTTTCGCAGCCCGAGAACTGTTCGGCGACGACTCAGTAATCCCAGTCTCGAACTTCAATACACTGAAATTGAAATCGCTGGTCAAGGATGTTTCGAAGTTCTTCGGTGTCCCATTCACTGAAGTCAATGCGGTCACAGGACCATTGGAGAAAGAGGTCGAGCGGAAATCACGTGATCCGAATATGGAGAAGTCCATGTTTGTGCTCAAGCATGATGATTGCATGAAGTACTCAAAAGCATATAAAGCGTTCATGGAGAAATATCCTGATGTCGAGAGTAACATCAAGGCTCTCTTCATGATGAATCGATCTGTTGGTCGCCATGCAGGTGGTGTTCTGATTTGTCCTGAATTGGAAAAGTCGATGCCGCTAATCAAGGTCCGCGGAGAGCTTCAAACGCCATGGACTGAAGGTGTAAACATTCGGAACCTTGAAGAGAACGGGTTCTTGAAATTCGACTTCCTCGGTCTCAAGCAAATGAAAATGGTGGAGAGTTGTATTCGACGAATCCTGAAAAAGGAAACTGGGAAAGCTCCAACATTCCTTGAAATCAAGGCATTCTATGATGACAAACTCAACTGTCGATACGTGAAACCTGATGATACCACTGTCTTCGACAACGTGTATAAGCAAGGTAAGTGGCCAGGCATCTTCCAGTTTACATCAAGCGGAGCCCGCAAGTTCTGCAAAGATGCCCAGGTCAATAATGTGACCGAGTTGGCGGCCGTGACTGCAATTTATCGTCCTGGTCCGCTAAAAGCCAATGTGCATAAGGATTATGTGAAAGCTAAGGGAAACCCTGCAGCACAGGTCTACGATCATCCTGTTATTAAGGAGGTCTTGGAGGAAACGTGCGGCTTCATTGTGTTTCAGGAGAGTTTCATGCTCTTGGCTGTCAAACTTGCTGGATTTACCGAAGGTGAGTCTGATAAGATGCGGAAAACGCTGGTGAAGAAGGACCTGACGTCATTAGGTTCGAAAACATCTGAGAAGGCAATCCTTGAAAAGAAATTCGTGGATGGTTGTATTGAGAAAAGTGGCATGCCTCGCAAGAAAGCGCAGGACTTGTTTGATAAGATTGCGTACTTCTCATTGTACGGTTTCAACAAGTCACATGCAATTGCGTATGCCATCGATTCGTATTACGGAGCATGGTTGCTGACCCACTATGAGAAGGAATGGCTGGCAACTGTCCTTGAAACAGAGAATGGCAGCCCGAAGGGTCTTTCGAAGGCGCTGGCTGAAATCAAGGAGCTCGGACATGCAATCGCGAAGGTCGATGTGAACTATTCAGACTTCGAGTGGACATTTGCTGAGGCTGCAGGTGCTTTCGTGCCTCCGATGGCAGCAGTAAAGGGTATTGGTAAGGTCGCCATGCGTGAGATTATCAGCCAACGGCCATTCAAAACGCTTGATGCACTATTCTTCGATGAGGATGGCAACTGGAAACTGAGCAAGGCTAACAAAACAGCCTTGAAAGCACTCTGCAAAATTGAAGCCATGGATTCATTGGAAGATATTCACAATGGATCAGTTCTAAACTACAGGCAACTACTGTTTGCGCTCACTGACGACAAGAATTACATCAAACTCAAGCGTGGCAACCTGGGAATGACGACGGCAGCAATCAAAAAGGCAAATAAGCTTGGAGAGGTGCCACCATTGTTCCTGGAAACTGAATTGGCCCGGTTCGCTGACATCAACGATTGGACTCGAGCTGAAAAGGTTGAAATGTCATACGAGTTAACGGCAGCAGCTAACACCGAGTTGCTGTTTCCACCCAAACTCATGGCACATCTTGAATCAAAAGGTATCCCAAAGCTGCATGACATTCCACAAGGCCATGAGGGCATCGGCTGGATGTGTATTGAGACGATTCAGCGTAAGAAAACGAAGAATGGAAAGGCGTTCATGCGTTGCCGTGTGATTGATAATGAATCACGAATTGCATGGTTGCGTGTCTGGGGCAAAGAAAAGACAAAAGTCGAGCCGTATACATTATGGTTGGCGTATACCAAGCACGACGCTGACTGGGGACACTCCACGGCAGCATACAAAATGAAGCAAATTCTGTAGGAATACTATGAAGCAAATTAAAAAAGCCCTGGTGACGGGCGGGCTGGGATTTATTGGATCACACCTTGTAAGAGAGTTATATGTAAAGGGCTGGACGGTTACCATCGTCGATGATTTTTCGGCAGGAACACCATACAACCTCGCTGATAAAGAAGTCGAGTATAGGGTAGTACTGCCATCGATGATACGCCAGTTTCGAGATCAGCTTCCTGACTTTAATGACGTGCTAGTTTTGAATGGTGATTTTGCTCACAGGCAGGTTCTCCGGGAGTTAGTGACGGGAGATTACACACATGTGTTTCACCTCGCCGCGAATCCAAGGGTAGAATATTCTGTTGAGCACCCAGTGGAGACGACTGAAACGAACGTCATGAAGACCGTGAAGCTTCTCGACGCATGCCGCAAAGCAAACTTGGAGCGGTTTGTCTTTGCATCATCATCATCTGTTTACGGCGATCATGACAGCACATGGTATGATGAACGAGATGCATGTGAACCGGTCAGTCCGTATGGTCTCCAGAAACTCGTCTGCGAACAGTTCATAAAGCTGTATGCAAACCTGTACGACTTCCCAACGGTAGCACTCAGGTTCTTCAATGTATACGGCCCAGCGAGAGCTGATGGTACGAAATACATGACAGCCATCACAGCATGGGTTGATGCAATTGCAACTGGGAAGCCATTACGGCTTGATGGGGACGGCACCCAAACACGAGATCTGGTATATGTCGACGATGTTGTCGGTACCATGATAGCAGTTGCGATCCGGAAATCACCACCAAGGTTTACGTGTCTCAACGTGGGCACAGGACAATCTGTTTCTAGCAATGAAATCTTGAAGATATTGAAAAAGCATTGTCCAGGGATTATAATCAATAAGTCACCTCCTCGTCGCGGAGACGTGAAGCATACATGCGCTGGAACCATTCGGCTCCGTAATGTATGGGATGTCAAAACGACAGTTGAGCAAGGGCTCGAGAAGATATTGAAACTAAAAGGACTAATTTGAGCAACGTAAGGAACCCGAAATTTGTATTGTATGTAGGCCCCATGTTTGGTGGGAAAACCTCATGGATGCTGGCAGCAATTGACAGGGCGAAATACCAGTCTAGAACAGTCGCCGCGTTCAAGCCGAAAATGGATCATCGCTATACAATTGACAAGATTGTGACGCACGGAGGTGCTGAGGTACCGGCTATGTGTGTGAGTACCGGCGAAGAGATTTTAGGACTCAGCGCAGGTGCAGACGTGATTGCCGTCGATGAGGCCTTCATGATCGATGGTGCTGCAGACGCTCTCATCAAGCTGTTCAAGTCTGGGAAAGATGTATACGTATCATCGATCCAGTTGTCGTCAACAGGCGAACCATTTGATGAAATACAGAAAATGTTTCCATGGGCAACTGCGGTCGAGGTATGCCCTGCAGTTTGTCCAATTTCCGGTGCTGATGCGTTCTACACGATCGCGACGGTCGAAGGCTTAGATAAAATCCATGTGGGTGGAGAAGAAGTGTACTCACCAAGATGCCACGAACATACATTTTTTATGAATGGCGATGAGTAAACAAAAGGGGAATAAGAATGAGTAGAGTTAATCCTAGTGATGTTAACGTGGTGATTTACCATGCAAAGTGTTCTGATGGTATGGGCGCAGCATATGCAGCCTGGAAGCTATTGGGGAACAGGGCGGAGTACATTCCATGTGCACACGGAAACCCACCACCCGATGTCAAAGGTAAGAACGTCGCAATTCTTGATTTTTCGTTCCCAAATGCGGTGACGAAACAGATGATTGAAGATGCGAACTCGCTGATTATCATTGACCACCACAAAAGTGCGATGGTTGAGTTGCACGACATTTCTGAAACAATATTCGACATGAATAATTCAGGTGCGTCGATGGCGTGGTTGTGGTTCCACCCGGACAAAAGTGTCCCGAAATTCATTCAGTATATTACTGACCGTGACCTTTGGAAGTTTGAGCTGCCATATTCTAAGGAATTCAGTCGTGCATTCGACATGGTCCCATTTGATTTCGAGGACTATGAAAAATTCGAAGACGACAGCGTATTTGATGATGCAGTTAAGCGTGGAAGCTATATTCTGGCATACACAAAAACAGTTGTCAAGACACTGATGGAAAAAGCAGCGAAACGGAAACTGCAGGGTCACGATGTGTTGGTTATCAACTCTCAGCACCTGATGTCAGAGCTAGGCGCCGCAATGGCGATGAAGGCAGATCTTGCTGTGATTTGGTTCTACGATCATCACAGCAACAAAACGAAAGTCAGCTTACGAGGCCAGCATGCGATCGTAGATGCATCAGAGATTGCAAGGAAGTTCGGTGGCGGTGGCCACGCAAATGCATCCGGTTTCATAATCGACGGCATGGACATTGAGGGCATTTTTGATGTCGAAGAATGAAAGACCGTCATGGGATTCGATCTGGATGCAATTTGCCAGAACGATTTCCCATAGAAGCATTGACCCTCGCTGGAAGGTGGGTGCTATTGTTGTGTCAGGGAATAACACTCAACTCTTGGCAGTAGGATATAATGGCGACGAGGCCGGTGGGTCTAACGAGGTTGAATCTGCACTCCCAGGTGAAAGTGGATGTATTCATGCCGAAATCAATGCTTTGATAAAAATGGACTACAACAATCCTGTCGACAAACGAATGTACGTGACATTGTCACCATGCGCATCGTGCGCTAAAGCAATCGTCAACGCCGGTATTGATGAAGTCATTTATGACGTGAAATACCGCGATGAGAGAGGAATCGAACTCCTACAAAATTCTGGCACTTCAGTTCGTCAATTTGAATAGCCGCCATATTTAGTATGGCAAAGGGGTATAGCAATGGCAAAGATTTCAAAAACAGAATTACGTAAGTTGATCAAAGAACAATTCACCGGGGATGGAACAAGTGCCGCTGATGTTGCATTATGGGAAGCCGTTAATGATTATCTGGCACTGAAAGAAGAAGAGCTGGGGTATAATACGATGGGAGGCCAGCTTGTTGACGAGTGCATGAGAGTTGTTAAAGAAGCCCTTGCTGACGCAGAAGGTGTCGGCTACGGTCCGGGTGGATACTAAACAAGATGAAAAACCGCATGAAAATTGTCGCTGACCCAAAACTACAAGTAATTTTGGAAAAATGCCTGGATGCAGATCGGGCTATGGAATTGTGCCTTTTTGAAGGCAGTGTCTCACGTCTTATAACTGAAGAGATTGATGCTGCCGATATCCAGGAAGTCCAGGCAGCTCTTGAAAAAGCAAGAAAAGCAGCAGCGGAGATAACGAAGTACATTTCAGGTTTAGGTGTCCCGCTGACCCAGGTGACTGAATATATTTCTGGCATTGAGCAGGCTTTGAACACAGCGCAAGGTGAACTTGCAAATATTAGTTTTGCAGGAGGTAACCCAGTCGCGCAGGCTTGGGGAGGAAAAGTTACCCTTCCGCGAATAGTTAAAGCTGTCGCCGTACTGTACACAAAGGCAACAGATTTCACAACAGGCTTCACCGGCATGATGACAAACATTCAAACAAACCTGAAACCTATGTTTACATCAGAGAATGATGAAGCCGGATGGCTTCACCTAAAAGGTACATTGATGACTCACGCTGGCAAGAATGGAGTCCCTACTGGCGAAAAGCTCGAATCGGGAATAAAAAACGCCGTGACTCAAGCTCTCAAGGGTGGCTATTTAACTCGAATCAGGAATTTTTTTGGGAAAGGCAAAATAGGAAGTGTTGAAAAAAAGATAATGAGTTCTATTCCAAGCATTGACGATTCAATGATCGAACGTATTGTCGACGACATTATGCGTATACCTCTTTCAAAGCTTACACCGCCACCCGAAGGTGACCCTAACCCAAGCGATGATATCGGTAATTCATCAAAAGAAGCCGAAGCTGAGCTAGAGCAGGAAACGTCTGAGACCGAAGCCGAAAACACCGAACAAGGCGACCCAGAAGATCAGGCTGGTGAACAGGCCGATGAACAAGCTGACGAGTCTCCTGTCGTTTCGAAGCAGGCGTTTATCGATTTGCTGAAAAGGTCGCCACGAATGGGCCAATCCAAGAGGGGCGGAAAGCAGCAGCGACTCAAGTTCAAACAGGCCGTAAACAAAGCAGCCGGCAAAACAGTCTTCGAGGAAGGGCTTTTGACGGGTCCTCGTCGCATTAAGGCAGACAAAGTCAGTGACAAGGATGCCGAGATATTTAGCAGGTGGAAAAACTTGGCAGGGGTGATTGACTAATGCAGAACATAAAAGAAATGGACGTGAAAGATCCCCGCGGGAATGTAGTAATCTCAAAAGGCCTTAAAGTGCGACATGTATCGTCGCAATACGAATATACAGTTGACAGTGTAATTCAGGAACCTTCGGGTGATATAACGGTCATGCTGGCCTCGCCAGAAGCAGCAAGGTTTGACACGAAGAAGAAGTCGAAAGTACTACCACATCAGCAACGTCAGGGCGGAGTGCTTTATGAAACGGAGCCTGTCGAAGATCTTGGCTCGATGTATTATGAACCCACAGACCAGGCGCAAAAGAAAGATGACTTGCTGGCAGTACCGTCAGATGAGTTTGAAAAGGAGTATGAGGTTAGATGAAAAGCAATATCAAAAATGACGTGCTACGAGCTATCGATGGCGTTCTACCAAAACGAAAACGACTGAATGAAGCATACGTCGTATCTCCTCGTAAGTTTCAACTCAGTACCGAAAAGCTCAGTGAGAAAGTGAAGGCTGCCAGGATCAGGCACTTCGAAAAGTCAGTGACGACCCTAAACAGGGTGAGCGCTGAACTGGACGGAGCTCGAATTGAAGAAGCCGATAACGACATCAGTAACACGTTTCGAAATCTTAAAATCGCGGAGTCATTCGCAATCAATGATTCTTTCCTACAAGGAAAGTTCATGGACAACATCAGCGATCCAAACAGTGAAATCAACATGGATATGCTATGTTATATGCGCCTCACACGAGACTTCGGAACGTTTGATAACTGGCAGAAGCACTTTATCGCGTGTGCTAAGAGTTCACGTGATGGGTACGCCGTAACAGCATACAGTATATACCTCAGGCGATATATCAACTTTGTCGTTGACTCTGCAGACATTGGCGTCCCATTCTCAGCAATTCCAGTTATCGTCCTGGACGTATCAGAAGGTTGCTACTACAGAGATTACTTGGACAACATAGAACTATACATCACAAATATGATGCGAGAACTCAAGTGGGGAATCATCGACGATCGATTTAAGACGTGCGAGAAGATCGCAAGGATAACAGAATGAACAAATTCACCTTAAAAAAACTAGTCTACGGTCGACTTTTCGAGCAGGACGAAGAACCCGATGTTGAACCAGAGGGTGGCGACGATGACCTTTTCGGAGATGAAGACGCTAGTGGCGACGACGGCGAAATTTCCGGTGATGCTGGCGGCGAAGGTGGAGAAGAAGGCGCCGAAGAATTCGGTGATGATGCTGACTTTGGCGGCGGCGGCGGCGGTGGTGGAGGTATGGGCGGCGGCGGCGGCGGCGGAATGGGTGGAGATGACATGGGCGGAGAACCAGCAGCTGAAGCTGAACCAGAGGTCGAGGTTTCTGCCGCAGAGGAATACAGTATGAGCGACTCAATTGATCAAGAGCTTGACGCTCTCATGATTGATTTTGAGGAAGAGGCCAGAAAATCATCAGTCGTAAATTCACCTGTCACCGAGTCTCGTATGCTTTATGAGGGAGAAGGAAGTGACATTGACCTTCAAAGCTTTGCAGCTAATGTTGCAAGGTTCGTAAAAAATTACCAGAACTTGATTGATTGGGAGTCAGTAATCCTAAACAAGGCGAGGTCATTTGTCAATAATCACTATGGCGAAGAAACATCAAAGGCACTCTTCGATATTTTGGAACAGGAATATGACATTGAAACAGGAAGCATCGGCGGAACCGAAAAAGAAGAAGCACCAGAAGCCCCAATTGCGGTCGGTGGCTCAGCGGCAGGCGGACTCTAAAGTTAGGGCAATGCTCAACGCGGGCAGGAAGAAATCTGTTCATGTTTCAATGTTTGGTAAAACACACATGGGCTTGAAAAAGGAACTGGTGACGCGTGGTCTATCAATTCAGGAGACGCTAGAGTACGTTGCATCATTGATCGTTGAAGGCCATCCTCATGCAATTAAAATGCTCGATGAGCTCCAAGCTTCAAAACACAACAAAGAGGTTGGCAAGCTTGAAGAAAAATACGCTGAGAACCTTTACGATGTAATCGGTAATGAAGGTCTCTTCAAGGAAAACTAACATGTGGACAAAAACAAAAAACTTTGTGTCGAAATATTGGCAGGTACTCATCGGTGTCGCGTTAGCAATCGGTTTGTCGATTCGATTTGCTTTGATATCCCATGAGCAGCGACAGGTTCTAACGAATGAAATAGAGACCAACATTCGTATTGATGAAATCAAAAGGCAATATGACGTTAGCATTGCTCGCCATGAAAAGGCCATTGAAAAAACCCGTAGCGAAGCGCTCGTAAAAATCGAAACTGCAAAGATTAAAGACTTGAAGGCTGCGAAAGATAAGGCCATCGAACGAGAGCAGGAAAATGGAAAGCTTACAGGTGAGGAGCTGACCAAGCGCTTTGCCAATACATTCGGTGCGGAGGTTGTTGATGCAGAAGATGAGTAAACGTATCACCGCATTCCTTCTGGTTTTTTTCATGGCCATGGGATCGGCGCTTGCCAACCCTGGAGACAAAGTTTCAAACCTGCAAAAAGGCCAGCGCGCACCGTTTGCTGGAACGCTGATGAATAAGCAGTTGGCTAGCAGGATTGAAGCAGAAAGGAAGACACATCTCCCGAAGAAGTTATGTGAAGCAAGCACAAAAGCATCAGTTGCAATGTGCGAAGCTGAAGCAACACGCAAACTTGCACTAGCGGATGCCAAGTACACCGCCACTGAAGAAAAGCATAAAGCGATCCTGGGTACCAAGCAAGAGCAAATTGACTTCTTGAGAAAAAACTATCTTCCGAGGGCTTGGTATGAGTCAACACCTGTGCTAATTGGTATCGGTGTCCTCGGTGGTTTTGGTTTGGCGTTGGGTGCAGCAAAACTTGTCAGTCTATCAAAATAGTGCCTATTTATGAATATGAGAAAACTCCGAATAACTAAAAGAAAGCGATCAAGCAAGAAAGCGTTGAATGAACTTACCATGGACTATGGTATGTTTGATCAGCCCGGACCTGTTGAGGACGACGAAGAAAAGTTTGGCTTGGAAGATGTGGTAACCCCGGTTGTGGCATCTGAACAGGTCGCCACCCAACTTTCTGTTGACCGTCCACCTGTCGACGATCCGGATTATGTGCCAACAACAATTAAAAGTTTATCGCTTGCTGTTGCGGAGCTGGCAAAAACGATACCTGAAGAACAAATCCATGCATTTTATAAGCAGTACCAAGGCATGGTTGAAAAAATTGAAATGGAAGCTGAGCAAGAAATCGCAGGGGGACCGATGAGCGAATCAAAAACACTAAACATGCTAATCAAAGAGGCAATGGAAGATGAGGATATCGATTATCTTCGAAAGCAATTTGAAGAGGAATTCGGCACCAGTTCTGAAGACACGTTAGATGCGTTGATGGATGACAGCGGATCAGCACCTGAACCTGAGCCTCCACAAGACGAAACATCACTAAAGGATATTGCAAACGAGACAGGTTTTGCGGGCCCGAGTGGTGTGAAAAACTTTTTGTACAAGCTCCTCGGGCGTGTCAAGCAGTTTTCTAATATCCCTGACGATGAGTTCGACGCACTAATTGAGTTTGGTGTCGGTGAGTACCTTGATTTGCTTGAACAATCAGGTGCTGTCAGTGGAGAAGATGCTAAGTACATGGCTCAGAACAAATCTGAGGTTGCAAACCTGCCATCATACAAATACTTTTTGTTCCATGCGATGGTACTGCCTGCTGCAAAAGCTGTTGAGAAGCAAGGCAAAAATTCGCTGAACCAGGCACTCGGTAAACTGAACCTGCCACCAAGAGTTAAGGCGTCGATGATTAATCAGCTCGTTGGAGAGGTTCCAAGAAATCATCAAATTATCACTGACCAACTCCAGGCTGCAGTTAAAGCTGGACAAATCAAGCAAAGCAGGGCTGACGATCTGGCCGATGAACTCGCGAACAAGTTCCGTGCGCTCCAGACACTTGCTGTAACAGGTGACGACTTCGCCGAAATGGCGTTGCAACGATATGCGAAGCTGAACAAGAAGAAGCTAATGAGCATTCTGAAGAAAGCATCAAACGACGCAAACGTACAATCAGCAGCGGTGTAATGAAATATGGAAGTCGCAACCCTAATGCAGGAATATTTCAAAGCCAATGGTCGAAGGCTCTTCGAAGCGCCGGGTAGGGACGTTCCCATTACCGTTACAAAGGAAGTATGGACGAGAACAGAAAACCCAGAAGCGATCAGGCGACTATTCGAGTTTGAAACGACACAGGCCTTGATTGATTTTTTGGAAGACGTCCTACAAATGCAGGAGGAGCTCGGTCATCATGGCAAGCTCCTGGTTGAGAAAAAGAAGGTTTTGGCACACGCAACAACGGAAGTTCTTCAACAGGTTACCGAGCTCGATATTGAGTGGGCAGCCAAGGTAGACGAGATTTATGACGACATCGCAGCATTCGACAGATAGCACACTAATCATGAGCGAAGAGCTTGAAAACAGGGTAGGCAACCTACTTGAAGAGTCAACAGGCACGGGATTACAGTTGAGCATCCCTTCGCTATTCGCATCGTTTGATGTTGTAGGGTGGGACACAATTGATAACAGCATTTCAATTCACTCGCCCGCGAGACATCTCATTCAGTTTTTCAGAGATTTACCGCTTCATGGTCTTGTATGCGAATCAGCAATTGTTGCAAATCATACGAATGCCGAGTGCAATGAAGGTGTATGGACTGTTCGCCTTTTTTTGAATGATATGACACATGTCGGATGACGGGATATTTATGGTTATGCAAGAATTTAATTTTGACAAGTTTATGAAGGACATCGAGAAACGTACTGAAAAGAACAAAACTCGAAAGAAACAGCAGAAACGTGATGAGGATGAGTCACTTGGAAAAAAGTGGCGCCGCCGATATCAGGAACTGCCAGGCAACAAAATAAGGTATGATAAATGAGTTTTCTCGACGAGCTTGATGATTTGGTTGTAAAGGCAGTTAATGAGACGTTTGGCTCTCGTGAACGATTGCGTCAAAAAGTACAATCAAAAAAGATAGATAAGCATAATTTCCGGGCCCCCGCGAAGAACGAGGACGAAGAGGTTGTAGAAGTCGAAGATGATATTGAAGACGATGAGAAAGAAGAGAAGCCCAAGGGTATCAAGCTAACAGGCGATCCAGACGTGGCTGCTGCAAAGGTTGAAAAGCAGAAGACTGACATTGCAAAACAGACACCAGGAACTCCTACCTCAAAGAGCATGCATGATCCAACCGAGCAGGAACTGCAGGCACCGGATTTTCAGACGATTGCAAAAAACATAAATCTACTCAGAGGCGGTAAGTCAATCAAAGATACGATGGTTCGCAGGAACTTGAAAGCCTATATTGATAAGCTTGATCAGGTCGAGCGCCGTGAGGTACTGATTTATCTGAACAGCCTGGCACAGGTAATGTCAGGGGTGTCGTCAGGAACAACAGCCGCCGAACCAGATCATTCTGCGCCTGTAACAACTCCGAAAGAACAACCAAAACAGGCACAACCGCAAAAGAAGCAGGAACCAAAGAAGAACCTAAACAAAGGTTCCACATTACCAAAGACGCGACAAGACGTAATCGTTGTTGGGGCATCATGATAATTCCAATTGGTTCGGGCACAAATGTTAATGTCCTTATCGAACAAAAGAAGAAGACGGGACAACACAAATGTCTCACCGGTCGTGTCGTAAAATTCTACAGCGACCGAGCCCGCAGTGACATTGAAAAGAGAATCACCGATGCAACACATTCACGCAACGAAGAAAAACTTCGGTCTGCGGCGCGAAGCCACTACAACGGCGTTTTGAAGGTTCTCCGCGGCAAACTCAGGGACATCAATCGTAACCTGCCCAAAGATGACATTTTAGAGTCCCACGTCGTCCCCAGAACGTCCCGAAGGTCACGCCATGGGGTATTACATGCCCAAAGACTCCTGAAGCTCTCTGGCGTCCTTTAGGGTACATTGCCGATTCAATATTTATAATACAATCAAGGGGTTGTAATGTCATCAAATTTAGAAACAAGAATAAATTACCTGACGGCGAAGCGAAAGTATGAGAAGATTCTTCGTGAAGCCAAGGTAATCGTTGAACAAAGATGGGATCCAGGTTCTGGTCCGGCGGTAAAGGCGTTCGTGAAACCATTCGCGGATATTTTCAAAGCGTTAAAACTGACTGCAATGGATATCGGTAACTCGACAAGGCTTATTTTGGGGACGTTGCTTGCCTTCGACTCGAAAAAGCTGATTGAAAAAAGAAAGGCCTTTGAAGAGAGACGAGCAATGCTTCGTGCAGAATGGAAGCCCATCATCGGAGACTCGCTCGACGCGATCAAGAACGCTGACCCACTCCTTTCGTTTTCATTGATGCCCACAGCATATTTTGCAGCCCAGGGTCTAGCGGCCGGAATTAAGACGGGCGCGACCGCCGCCGAGATCATCTCAGGTGAATCTTGGGAACGACTACTTGAAAAGTTGTGGAGAATGCCAACGGAGCTTGATGCCCTGAATGCAATTTTGAAGTTGCAATCGGAAGAAGCTGGCAAAGGTAATAGCAAAGGTTCAACAATCAAAAGTAAGTTATCAAGACTCTTCTTTGGTGGGGAAACAAACGAATCAGTTCTCCGCGAACAAAAAGAAAAAGCAGCCAAGTATGACACAAGCAGCGAACAGGCATGGTTGGCAGATTTCTTCAAAGACACCGGTCTTGATCAGGCGTTTGATGAGGTTGCAGCGGATTCAATCAAAAACCAGCTTAGCGTTCAACAGGAGGTCGCATCAGCTACGCAGCGAATGCTCGTGGTCGCAGAACTAATTGGAACAGACTCAGTGGAGGATTTCCAGGAGGTCCTGAAAGCTGCTGTTTCAAAAAACCAATTGGACGCTGGCGATATATCAGAGTTCGAAAAGATCATACCACAAATCGAGCAGCAGGCAAAACAATTAGCAAACAGTCAGGATTTTAGGGTTACTGCAGCGCAGACACAAGGTGTTGATGCAGAAAAGGTGACAGACGCAACGCTGGCAGATGCTGCACGTAAAGTGGCGTTTAACGCCGGGAAGGTAAGTTTCAATGAACAAGCAATTGGTGGAGCCGGTGGACTCGGCATTGCAAATTTCGCATCCGAGATAAAAAAACTCCGCGAAGAAACCAAGCTAGATTCAAAAACGATTGAGCAACTCAAAAAAAGAACGAATATCCCAGAAGCCAAGCAACTCATAGAGATTTACGAAAATTCCCAGCAAAGTTATGATAAAGCACAACAGGCACTGACGAATGCGCTCGGTTCCTCACAAGCTAACTAGAGGTAAATTAACGATGTCAAATCAATGGGTCCCAGAAATTTTTTATGAAGATGATTCCGATGCTGCGCTGACCAGCCATATTCCATTCATCGCCGTTCCTGACGATGAAGAAATGCCGAAGATGCTCTTCATTTTTGAATCTAGGGAGTCCGGTGATGTCGAGCCAGGTCCTGATGGTGAGGAGTTGCCAATCACAGAACTTACGCTGACGCAGTATGCAAATACTGATACACTGAAGCGCAAACTTGATGCAGTGACATACGATAAAGTACGTTCAGCCCTAGGTTTGCAGCCGCTAGTTGAGGCAACAGCCGCCGGACAACAGATTACAGAAAACATCCGTAAAGCCATTTCATCTGTGTAAAAGTACATCGTTTGTGTTATAATGTTCTAGAGGCCAATGGTGGCTGATGGAGCAAAAATGACGTACATCACACGTGAACATGCAAGATTGGCCCTTTCCGATATGAAAAAGTTCAATACTGAATTACAATCGTTGTATGGCAGGCATGGTTTGTCGATGGCGTCAAACACGGGCCGTCGTAACATGATGATGTCACAACCGCAGGAACGTTTTTTTGCGAATGCCTTATCTTCATCATTTAGTGGTGTAAAAAACGATGGAAACACAGGTGCAGCTGATATCTTGATTGGCGAGCTTGACAAAGAGCTTGAGTGCAAGCTAACAACTCCGTATAAGTCTGGCGCTGTGGTGTTTCAAACGGATTATGCCACGCTACAAAAAAAGAAAAAGCTGGATTATCTTTACGTCATAGCTGATAAATCTTTTGAAAACTTCATCGCAATCCATTATACTGGTCTAGAGGTAACTGACTTCGCAAAGCCTCATGCATCTGGCAGGGGCAAAGCAAAGATGTTGAAGCATGTTGCTCTTCCTAAGCGAAGGGTTATTTGGGGAAACATTCATGATAAGAATGAAATCAGGTTGAAAAAGCTGAACACGCAACTTGATAATTGCTCACAGCGAGCGGTAAAAAAACGTGAAAAGTTGCTAAAACAAATTGAACATTGGAAAACAACACCCACAGAATTCGTATATGAATTCGAGGCTGCATAAATGTATAAAATTGGACAAGTATTATGGTTGGTTTCGAAGACATCGAGTTCAATTGCACCGGTACAGATTGTATCGAAAACAACGACCGAGAATGTTGACGGGTTTGCGACGGCGCACACCATTCAAACTGTAGAGGGTCAAACTGCGTGTCTTGAAGATACGAAAGCGGACATTACAGTTTTCGAAACGTCAGCAGACGCCGAAAATCACCTGCTTGAAAACGCGAAGAGGTTCATCCAAGCTCTCAGCATGCAGGCGAAAGAAAAAGCAACGCACTTCGCGAAGGCACAGGCCGCACCGGCCGGGATGATGCCAGTGCCCCAAACAAAACAAACAGATCCAAACGTCAAGCAAATTGTTCTAGAGAATGGAACAAAAGCAAATGTGAGCATGATCGTTCCAAAAGGCTTCCAAGCATGAAAGTATTGATAATCGATTCGCATAACATGCTTCATCGTGCCAGGTTTGGTTTCGGGCGAGGCGACTACAAAATCTACTTCAATTTTTTCCGAATGCTCATGAGCGAAATGAAGCGTCACTCACCTGACATCATATATATTGTTGATGAGGGCACGCCAACTCAGTCGCTAAGTCTCCAGCCTGACTACAAGGCAAATCGTCCGAGGCTTGATCTCCCGCAGTTCCACCGCGAAAAAGCGGAGGTTTTCGAAACGATCAAGAACATATCTGGATTGGTATACATTCAGCATGACGACTTCGAGTGCGACGATGTAATTGGACAGATCGCAACTGATTTCCACAAGGACGACGATGTAACAATCGTGTCGAACGATACGGATTTCATCCAGCTAATATCTGACACAGTCAAACTTTGGGATCCGAGGAAAAAAGCATTCACCGAACCGTGGTATTGTGATTACCTCATTTGGAAAGCCTTGAAAGGTGACCCAACGGACAATGTCCCGGGCGTTGCCGGCGTCGGTAAGAAGCGCGCAGATGCACTCGCAGTGGCACCAGAGCAACTCGAGGAGTTCCTTGATGCCAAGGAAGGTCGGCGGTATGCATATGAGACATCATATGCTGTCATCAAGCTCAAAAATGTCCCCA